CTTAAATCTCTTCATAATCTTACAATTTGGCAACAAAGATACCAATATTTTTTTTGTATCAGTATGGTGCAGAATAACCTATTGATAACCAAATCGTTACGCTTTCTATAAAAATACGTTTGCACGAAATTTGCATGTTTTACGTATTTTAACGTTACTTTATGGTAATGCAACAGCGCACTCTGTACCATCCTCTAATATCAGAAACATCAACAGTAAAGTCTGCAAAATTAGGGTTTACGGAGCGGCATATAACCTTCGTATCATCACCCTTTGCTTGGAATACATTCTTAATGATAGCTCCGTTTACTGTATCGAGCACATAGGTGTTGCCCCATTCAATGAAAGCCTTCTCGTTAATCTTCTGCACAAGAACCTTACTACCGCTTGGGTACTCTGGCGACATGCTATCCCCCGTGACTGTGATTGCCATCGAAATATTCTCAATAGGAGAAATCATCATTTCGCAATCATGCTTCTTTATCTGATACTCGAAATTGTTTGGTGTACCACCTTGCGCTGCAACGGGAAGAAGCGGTACTTTATAGAATTTGCCTTCCTCCTGTAGCTTATCGGTATTAGTCATAAAACCCTCACCCGTTTCTAACCAATCAGCATTAATATCAGGGAAGACTTCTGAAACAGCTCTCTTTGTCTTCAATGATAATTTATCTGTATTATAGAAATGACTGATGCTTACACCAATCTTTTCCTGAAACTGAGCCATTGACATTCCCTTGTGCTCAGCCACCTTTTTTGCTCTTTCCAATAGTTCACCCATACGTTTATATTAATTATTATTAAAATATTAATAGAAAATAATAGTATCTCAATTTTTTTTATTAATTTTGCGGTGTAATTATAAAACACCGATATATTTCGGATGCAAAGATAATAATTTAATATTAATTTCTATATAAATTTATAGTTAAATATGGTTATTAAATCTCAAAAAGAAAAAGAAAGCTTGGTAGTTCAATCAGTTGAGAACTACATGAAGCAGGGCTTCAAGAAGTCTGAGGCTGTGCGGCGGACAATGAGTGACTTCAAATATGCGTGTGAGGCTAGCATCTATGGCATCCTCAAACGCAACAAGGAGAAAGGAGGTAACGATGATAAACGAACCGCCTGATGTGAAGCCGAAAGGTAGATATTCGGTTAAGGAGACTGCTGAAAAGTTACGAGTTAGTGCAAACACTATCTATCGGTACATTAAGGGTGGATTCCTTAAGAGTATTGTAAGACCGAATGGGCAAGTTGCTATCGCAGGGTCAGAGATTACTCGATTTTGGGGTGGCGAGTATATATAATATATAATAAGGTGTAAATATGGAAAAGGAGATACAAGAAGCAATCACATTATTAGAATCCCAAGGTTACGAGATTATCCCACCACAATCTATCTCTGTTATAAATGAAGAGTTTGAAAAATGGTGGAAGATGTATGGTAAGTGTGTCGGTAAGCAGAAATGCTTAAAAAAGTGGATGCACATGACTAAGAAGGATAGAGCCGCTTGTATGGCAGCTACGCCACGATATGTTGCATCAATCACTCAGAAAGTATATCAAAAACACCCTCTTACTTATCTTAATTCCCGTGCTTGGGAGGATGAAATATATTCTGAGTATGACGAAGTACAGCAACAACAGCAGCGAACAGAGCTTAATTTCGCAAGAACAGCAGCAGAGGTCTTTAACGCTGATTAATTTCGAAGAGTGGGTAGAAACCAATTATCCTTTAATCAGTAAGCGAAAAGAGCCCGTATATTCACTAACTTCAGCTCTTGAAGATACCAATACATTAGCATCTTTAGATAATGATTATGGAGAAGGGTTCGCTCTAAAATGGGTGAAAGCTCAGTTATTAGATACCTTTAGACTTCTCGGTGCTGGTAGTTCTGTTAATAGTCTTCAAATTGTCTTCATGGCAAGACGAATAAGAAGTATCTATTATTATCTATCTCCTAGCGAACTTACCTACTTTTTGGAATCATTGGTAGGTGGAGGATATGGGAAGATATATGTAGGTAATACTATTAATCCACAGAACTTTATGGAAGCTCTAATGAAATTTGATTCAGAAAGAGCAACTAAGCTATCTCAGATAGTTAATGAAACCAATAAGGAGCGAAAAAAGAACGTAAAGGCTGATATTGATACCGTTAATACTATCTGTAATAAGATACGCAAGGAATTGACTATTAAGCTTATGGGTTCTAGAGCTGGAAATGAATACAAATCGTTTAACGTTAATAAAAACAACAATGAAAATTGAAATCAAATCAATGACTTTACAGAACTTCAAGAAGGTTCGGAGTCAAGAAATTAATTTTAGCCACAATATGGTTATTAGTGGCGCAAATAAGGTAGGCAAGACAACTATCTATGATGCCTATCTTTGGGCAATCTTCGGCGTTATTAGCAAGAAGAATGCCACCGTACAACCTCTTGATATTAATAATGATGTTATTCATCATCTTGAAACCTCGGTCACTGTAGTACTTAACTATAATGATGAGCGAGAGGTTAAGGTACAGCGTATCCTTACTGAGAATTGGGAGAATAAGGGTACAGCAGATGAGAAGTTGCAAAGTACTACACAAGAGCGACTTATTAATGATGTTCCTCTTTCACAGAAAGATTTTAATGCCAAGCTCGAAGAACTTTGTTCGCTCAAAAGATGGCTCGTTTTGTCTAATATCAATATCTTTATGTCTTATAAGGTTGATGACAGGAGAAAAATGCTTATGTCGTTGGCTGGAAAAATCAATGAAGAAGAATTGATGAAGCCTTATCCTATGGTGTATAAGGGCGTAATTGAAGAGAAGAAAGAACTCTCCGATATGCTTACACAGCAGAAGGCAACAAAGAAGAAAGCGGAAGAGGAGTTAGATTTAATACCTGCAAAGGTTCAGGCACAAGAGGCTCTTAGAGTTGATGCCGATTTTACAGCTCTCAAAGCGCAGAAGGTAAAGATTGATGCTGATATTGCTGCTATAGATGCGGCATTGGAGGGAACGACTGAGAAAGACCCTGCTATGGAAGAGTACCTCAATAAGTTGCAAGCGCATAACGTAAAGGTTGCGAATGCACAGAAGGTATGGCAAGATGCTAAGATTAAGGCGATTGATGAGCTTACGAAGAAGATTTCTACGGCTTCAACGAAACTTAATGACGCTAAATCTGCATATATTACAAATATGGAGACCAATACAAAATACAAGGTTTCCTTGGCAGAGGTCACTATTAATTTCAATAACAAGATTAAAGAGTGGAATAATGCTAACGAAAAGAAATTTAACTATAAGCAAACAGATGTTTGTCCAGTTTGTGGTCGTCCTTATACGGACGAAATGAAGGCAAAGGAATATGATAACGCCGTTGCCGAGTTCAATAAGAATAAGTCTGATGAACTCACAAAAATACAGAATGAGGCTGCTCAAATTAAGCAACAGATGACAGTCCTCAAAGGTAATATCAATACCTATGAGCAGATTACCAAGGCACAAGATGAGGATAAGGTAAAGAATGCCCAATCTGAGTATCAGAAGTTAATTGACGAGCGCACAGAGAAGCAGAATCAAACTTGGGAAGCTGCTGCGGAAAAGGTGGTCTTTGATAAAGACCTCGCCGATATTGAAGCAAGTAAGCCTGTTGTGAAGGTTGATGCTACAATCGAAGAGAATAAGGAGAAAAAGAAGACCCTTACTTCTCAGCGTGATGTATTGGTTAATCAAATCGCAGGTGAGGAGACTAATAAGCGTATTGATACAGAGAAAGAAAAGCTCAATCATCGCTCTGTTGAGTTATCTCAGATTATTGCTGATTGTGGTGAAGTTATTAGCCAAATCAAAGCTTACAAGAAGGCAAAGATTAATCTTGTTGAGCAAAAGGTAAATTCATACTTCTCACTCATTCGTTGGAAGTTCTATGAGCAGAATAAGACCAATGACGATGAGAAGGAAATCTGCACCGCTATTGATAAGGATGGTATTGACTACGATAATACGAATGATGGAACTGTTATTGATATGGGCGTTGATATTATCAGCGGTATATCTAAGGCTTCAAATATCTTCGTACCTTTGTTCGTTGACCGCAAGGAATCAGCAGAACACATCGTGCCCGTTGAACAGCAGATTATCTACTTGCAATGCATCTACGGTCAGCCTTTGGAGATAAAATCAATTTAATAACTTTATAACATAGAAATTATGACAGAAAATGGAATCGTGGTTTCACAGCCACAAGTTAGCGGACTTAATATGTTCGCAAATCAAGAAAGTTTTAATACTGGCTATAAGATGGCGCAGATTTTGTCTGCGTCCACAATTATTCCTGATACATTTAAAGGGAACGTAGGTAATGTAATGATTGCAATTGATATTGCACAAAGATTACATACAAATCCACTTATGATAATGCAAAATACATACGTTGTGTATGGAATGCCTTCTTTCTCGGCAAAGTTCCTTATTGCTTGTATCAATGCAAGTGGTCTCTTCGCTACCCCTCTCAGATATGAATTTGTTGGTGAGCAAGGCAAAGATAATTGGGGTTGCTATGCTTTCGCAATAGATAAGCAGGGTGAGGTACTTAAAGGCTCTGTAGTTACTATTCATCAAGCTAAGATTAAAGGTTGGTACGACAAAAAAGGAAGTAACTGGCAAGCTGACCCAGAGCAGATGCTTCGTTATCGTGCTGCTACAAGATTTCAGAACGCCTATTGCCCAGAGATTACTTGCGGTCTTGCTGTTAAGGAAGACTTGGAGGATGGCGATTATACTGAGGTTACCGCTAATAACGTTGAGCAGCTTTCTGCCGAAGAGAAGCTCGCACAAGCTCAGCAGCAAGAGGAACAGCAAGCCAATACTCAGTCGCTCGATATGAATAACGGCGAGAATAAGGAAGAAAATAAGACTGCTAATAATTCCTCAAGCGAAGAGCAGAAAACCGCTCAGACCGCAGAAAATGCGGCTCAAACAAAGCCTAAGGCAAAACCGATGGGTAAGCAGGAAATGCCTGATATGTTTAAGCAGCAGTAAAATAACGGATAGGAGAGGGAGAAATCTCTCTCCTATATATAAAAAGGTATAGAATATGCAATTAATTACATTAGGTAGTGGAAGCTCTGGTAATGGGTATATCCTACAGAATGATGATGAAGCACTTATCATAGAATGTGGAATGCCCTTAAAAGATGCCGTAGAAGCACTTGGAGGAAATCTCAAAAAGGTTGTCGGTTGCTTGATTACTCATAGCCACGGCGACCACGCAGGGTTTATTCTTCAGTATGCACGACCTTTCAATATCTTTGCAACCAAAGGTACTTTGGAAGAAAAGAAGATTAAGGAAGGTGAATTTCATTATAATGCCATACCGATGCTTAAAGAGTTTCGTATTGGTAACTTCGTTATAAAAGCTTTCGATACAGTTCACGACACCAAAGAGCCTTGCGGCTTTATCATTTATCATCCCGATATGGGAGATATGCTTTTTCTCACGGATAGCCATCATATCAAATATAAGCTATCGTTTCCGCTTGACTATATCCTTATCGAATGCAATCACATGGATTCTTTGGTTGATAAGAGTGTGAGAGAGGGCATTATTCCTAAGAAGATTGGCATTAGAGCAAAAGCTACTCACATGAGCTTGGAAAGATGTCTGAACTGCCTTAAAGAGAATAAATTGGAAAGAACGAAAGCGATAGTGCTTATTCACATGAGTGCAAACAACGGCGATGCCGTATTATTCTCTTCTGAGGTAGCGAAAGCCACGGGCAAGGCGGTTCACGTTGCGAAGAAAGGATTCTCATTGGAGTTGATGAAATGAAAACTCTTGAAGAAATATCGTATATACACATGATAGAGCAGCTACGAGAGGAGGTTAGAAAGCTTACAGATGAAAATAAGTTGTTGTGTGAATCAATAAAACGTTATTTGCATGAAAAAAGAAAATGAAGAGCCATGTTGCGGTAATTGCATTTTATTTACCAATGAAGGTATTTATGGTGATGGCTTTTGCTGCGATAAAGAAGAAGGCACAGTTTGTTGGGAATGGTGTAATAAACATAAATACAGATAATTATGGTAATAGAAGGAAAACAAGTTAAAGAATGGGTAGAACGTGCTTATAACAATGCCGTGAAACACGGATGGCACGAAGAGAAGAAGCCTACGGCACACTGGGTTATGATGATTAGCACAGAGGTTACGGAAGCCGTTCAAGCTGACCGCAACGGGCGTTGGATGGACGACCTTGATAAAAGTGGGCTTGATTGCGTTATCGCTAACGACCACCACGGAGGTTTGTTTGAAAAATTCTACGGCGAACATATTGAGGGAACAGTTGAGAGTGAATTAGCGGATATTTGCATTCGTACATTCGACCTTATGGGGCTAAAAAATGTAAAGTGTAGAACAGAATATGTAACAGATGAAGAGATTATAGAAATTTGTGAAACACGAGACTTTACTGTTAATGCGTATTCTGTATCAAGATGTATATTAAACTTTACTACCTCAAATAACCCTTTGCTCTGTGAAGCTTATTTTAATGATATAATCGTTACTACCTTTGAATGGGCAGAATCACTAGGTATCGACCTTATACAGCACATTAATCTAAAGATGCGCTATAATGAGACCCGTGAATATCATCACGGAGGCAAGAAGTACTAAAAAATAAGGCGGCTGCTCATCACGAGTAACCGCCTTTGTTATCCAACAATCTTATAACCAAGAAACTAAAACCTACAAAATATTAGTAACTATTGAAAATGTCTTATCTTTTTCTATTTTTATATATTGCCAAAAATATCATACCTACTATGAAGAGAAGCACGAATACCGCCGTAACCTTACCTAATCGGTAGAATGCAGCATCTATTTTATTCATCGGCTTCTCTATATACACGGGATATGGAACAGAATCTTGTTTAGCTTTATCTAAGGAATCGATTTTGAGTCGATACTTGCTTAGACTATCCTTATATGATTTATAATAAGAAATACTATCTCTGAGCTTCTGTACGAATACCTCTGTATAATTATGGCTCTCGTAGTGATATTTGTCTTGTCTGAGAATATTACCATCTTTATCAACCATTGTTAAAGTGCTATCTCTAATATGGTTTGTTTCAGACTTGCTATTTTCTTTTAGCTCACTTTGAGTTCTCTGATAGAGTTCAAAGGTCGCTGAAAGTCTAGCATTAAATATCGAATCCCAATGTGACTGCTTATCGCTGATATAAGTCTGTCGGGTAACCACCTTCGGGGTAGCCGTACACCCGATAACTATCTGCGTCATAAGAAACAGAAGCATTGAAATTGATAAACAATAAAACAAATCTTTAATCCTTTTCATAAGCTATGTTGTTATATTAAAGGATTTCAAAGCTCTCTTCCAATATTTGGTTCTGCTCGGCAAGCCGTTTGTTCCACCATTGATTTTTTTTGTAACCGCTTCAATATCATTCTTATCAGCTACGGCATTCAATCCTCTTACTAACCAATACCACATACCGCTTTTTACTGCTCCTTTCGGTTTCTCCAAGAGCTTTGGCTCTGCTACAACATCACCTTTGCAGTACTTTGAGTTCGTGTAGGCTTGATAATTTGCCCTTCCTGTTAAATGCAAGAAGCCACGACCTTTATATCTGTATCCGTCACCCTTTTGAGTATTGCCCAACATCTTTGCGAGCCTACCAACCTCATACTTATGACAGTAGTCAGCATTACCGATTTCTCGCATGTGTACCAACTCTGCGGTTTCGTGAGCCACTTGTGCAAGGAAATGTGCCATGCGAAGTGGAGTATTGATATTAAAAGCATCTGCGTAATCGTTGATATAAGGAAGATATATATCAATCCTTTCTCCAGCTTTCGGCATGATGGCTTTCATTTGTTCTTTTGTTACTTTCATTTTTTATCCTCCGTTGCTTTAAATCCTTCTTCTAAGGCATCACCAACACCTTCACTCTTTGATTTAGCAAGAGCTACGATAAAGGCTTTAATGAAGCCCTTTATTGTTTTCTTTTCTACCGCTACGCCACGAACAAACAAGAAATGTCCTACTATGCTCGGAATCTCTATTCTTACCGCAATAAATGCAGTAACAACCCATCCACCCCAAATATAATCAATATCAATCTGCGGCAATAAAGCTCTACCAAGAGATACACCTACCATTATATAGATAAGGTAGTCCACAAATTTATTTAAAGTTCTGCGCCTTGCCCGTGATGCTCTGAACTCATATCTATCAGCAAGGAGAGGGCTCTTGCTTTCTAAAGCATTTTTATGTCGAAGGCTACTTTCTTCACAACCAAAGCGATAGTCAGCAATGATAAGTAGAACGATAGCAATGAGCATCCATCGGGTATCGAGTAACATACAACTCAACTCATCCCCGAATAGCATCATCCCAGCCGCTCTTGTACCCGTATTTCCTACTTGTCCTACCATATTTTGTTTTTGATGCAAAGATAGCTTTTAAAATCGAAAGACAAAAGAAAATAGATAATCGGGTGTAAACAAATAAAGAGGAACTTACCAAAAGCTCCTCTTTACAAATGATTCAAACAGTATATCTACTTCAAAAAGTATTCTCTTATATTATATACGCCATCCTTATCTTTCAGTAGGTCAAGGGCTAATTTGTAGGCGTATTCTACAAGTTCTTCCTCATTTATATCAGAAAGAGATTTCTCGCCCTTTATCATGGCAATGGTCTCTCCGTGGTCGCTTATTACTTGATTCATGGCTATATACAGCGCATAATCATTATAATATGGCTTATCCTCCATACATAAGTCCAACTTCTCCATTTCGTCCAACCATCCTTGCATATTCCAAGTTGCTTCGGGATTCATCTTACCGATAATATCCAAAGCCTCATTCTTGGTGAGATAGTTCTTCCATTTGATGGCGCAGAGCTTATCAATATACTCTTGCGCCAACTCAGGGTGCTTCGATGCAATATCCTTCATCATGCAGCGCATCGTATCTCCGAATGTGCGCATATACTTTACATTAGTTGATGATGCCATCATTCCGTAAAGCTCATCAAACTTACTCATAATGTCTTTTGCTTCCATATCTTATATTTTTTAAGCTATTATCAAATCTTTCAACTCTACAAAATCCTCCTCTGTGAAGTTGATGCTTCGCTTGCTTCCAAAGAGGATAGCGGTTGCAATTCCATCCGGCAGGTCAATAGACACAACGCCTTTATCGATATGTCCGTGAATAAAACCTACATCGAATTTGTAATCTTCCACGGATTTTAGCATCTGCATCATATCTTCAAATATCGTGTTGGCATCTATGTTTCCGTTCTCATCGGCGATGAATAGGGTAGCGTTGTCTATCGATTTATCCCACTTATCCTTATTCTTGGATATGATATTATGCGCCGCACGTTTCATATACACTGATGGTATGGCTAGCATCGGGTTAGCCTTAACCATATCGTCTATTCTTGCGTCTGCCCAAACGTCAACCGATTCAAGCAGTTTCTCTTTAAGCTCTGTTATATTCATTTCTTAGACCCTCCTTTCTTAGCTTGATTCTGACCATTAATCATTGCGAGATAATCCTTGTATGCCATATCTGGATAATTGGTGAGGTAGTCATCAAGCAAGGCTCGCTTCTGTTCCTCCTCCTTAGCCATCTCCTTCTTTAGCTTTGTTACGATGGATAGGTGATGCTTCAAAGCCTCCTTGCCTTGCTCTGTCTGCTCTATACGAGGTCGGATAATGCGTAGTTCCTCATCTTGCACAAGCTTAGATACGTACTGCAAACTCTCCACGTATTCTTGGTTTTGTATCAAGAACTGCTTCTGCGTATCTGTAAAACTATCCTCTATCTTATCTATCTCATCGAAGAGTGGAGTAGAAGATACCTGCGTCTGCATATTGATAGATGCTCGCTTCTGTTGTATTGCCTCATACATCTTCTGTAGCTCAGCATCCATCATTTGCGGCTGTTGCTGACTTGTGCCCATATCAAGCAAAGGGCTGTTTCCGAAATTCATCATAATCAATATCTTTAAGTTGGTGATATATTATAGAGAGGTGAGAGGGCATCCACCAACGAGGGCAAACACCCCTCACCAACTCATTTTTTCTTAGTCTTTTTTACGGACTTTCTTGCTCTGTTACGCTCCTGTAGTGGGCGTGGAAGGAGCAGTGCTGTTACAGCAATAGCTGCCGTAGCCCGAAATTACTGGCGTAGATGGGAGTACCAACTGACCACGCAAGCAATTGCAGGTCTTCTCGTTAACGTAAGCCATCATAAGCTTCTCCTTGTAAGGAGTGAGGGCTTCCATAACGGCTACCTTCTTGTCGAGGTCGCTATACTTAGCCTGTAGTGCGTCATACTGGTCTCTCTGATTCTTGTACAAACCAAAGTCTGCATCAATCTGAGACTTGTAAAGACCGAACTCAGCCTGCATTGCACGGCGGTTCTCAGCGTTGATAGCATCGTTAGCACCCTTATACATAGAGAACTTCTCTGCGATGTCAGTTTCACGCATAGCGTAGAACTTGTTAGCGGTGTCGAGCTTCAAACCGAACATGTCGGTAAGCAGCTTAACCTCATCAGCGCATTCCTTCTCCATTACCTGCAAGGCAGTTGGCTGATTAGCATTCGCATTTGCGCCATAACCGTAAGCGTTGATGTTAACGTTCTCAGGCATATTGCCGCCGAGTGAACCAAACACACTGCGATTACCTCCAAATAACCAAGCACCAGCACCGAGTGCCGTGCCAATGATACCAAGGGTAAGACCAGCATTTCCTGTTGCCTTAGAAGCATAATCATCGTGCTTCTTTCCCTCTTCGTAGATTTTCTTCTCTACGACCTTTGCATCTGTCATTTCCATAATACAATCTTTTGAAATCCTTAATATTAACTAACACTATGTAATCGATTACGGATGCAAAGGTACAAAGAACATAGAAGAGCAAATATAACTCTATCACACTTTCTTTTAGTGGTTGATTATCAATGATTTAAGCTGATAGTAGGTAGTATCATATATTGTTATGTATAATTTAAGGCAAAAAGTGCGTATATTTTTCGGGGAAATATGTGTGTTTTTGTCTATTATATTGCACCAAATAAAAAAGAGAGGCAATCACTTACCTCTCTTTAACGTTTATACTAATCAAAACTTAGCCCAATCTTCTATATCAATGTCCTTATCCCAGAAATCTTCTATTCTTGCATAAAGGGCATCAACATTAGCACAATGCAAGGAGCTGAGTTTCTTTTTGAACACCTCCATATCCACATCGTACTTTTTATCAAGTGAATCATAAATCACTGAATCTTCACAATGAGCAATAAGCATTTTAACGTTATATCTTATCGAATCATTGATGATTGTTCCGTTGAATGAGTCCGCAAGGAACATCCATTCATTTGCAGAGAATATACCACGAAGCTCAGTAGTAGATATTAATCTTATACTCTGTAAGGTATTTACTGTATCAATGACCGCTTGATTGATGGACTTGCCATCCTTAGTGAGCCAATCCGCAATTTCCTGCGGAAGGCGAATTGTCGCATTCTTAGTTTCTTTCATATCTAAAACGTGTTAAAATTATTAGAAAATTTCCTCTACTTCAAACTCTACGCTGCTCTCCCAGTCGTATGAATCAATATTATCTATATCATCTGAGGTAAGATAATAATAGGCAGTTATTCTCATTCCATCTATCTCTATAGGTTCACCAGCATACTCATCTTTGCCGAGATGCGAAGGATTTTCAAAAGATGGATACATAAGTCTGCTAGTTGGTTCTTTATCGGTTTCCATTGCTTCATTAACGATTTCAGAGCCGAACGCCAAAAAAGCTTGTGATTTACTTAATCTACTCATAAAATAGACTTATCCGGTGATGTCGAGGGCTGAATTTATTAATATTCAATCTTATAATAGAGCTTCAATGGAGACTCCCCATCACAGGTGACTGTAAGAGTAAGGTTCTTACAAACAATCTCAGCATTTGCCTTTGCTTCATCTACACTCATATCCATATCGTAAGCAAGACCATCCTTACTTGCGATATACTCATTAGCAATTTCCATTGCCTCTGATTTTGTGCGTGGGAAAAAATTAATTTTCTTCATATCTTGCTGTACTTTAAGTTATTGTATTATTTACGTTCGCAAAGATAATAAGAAAAAATTAAATATGCAAATATTTAGCACATAAATATATGTGCTTTAATTTTTTTTAATAGAACAGCCCGATATATCCTATATAATAAGGTGTATCGGGCTACGAACTTGTTATTGTAGATACAGATACAATCCTTCCACGAACCACATTATCAATATCATAGTTGACATCGTTACCCAAGTCAAGAAGTACTTATCTATCGTTTTATACTTATAGGAAAGGTACAGGTATGCTATGAACGTGCAGTTGATGATTACCAGTATCGCTAATATAATCAAAGTACAAAACATATAATCCCTACTCATATATACTCGCTTATCCGTGTTGCGATAGGGCTGATACGTTATGATTTTCTCTTCTTTTTAATAAAGTGAAGAATATCCCACTTCTTCCAATATCGGGTGTGCCCACGCTTCTTGCATTCTCCGTTCGGAATTTCGCCCCTTGCCACCATTCTGTTAAGGGTGGCATCTGAAACGTGAAGCTTCTCCTTGACTTCCTCGGTAGATAGCATCGGATTGAGCATATCTGGTATGATGTCACACAATCTATCCAGGTCATCATCGCTCATTCCGCAAGCGGTGACCTTCTCGCCATTTCTCTGTTGCTCGTCTGCCTTGAAACAAGCATCACTGAGCGACTTTAAAGCCGTGCCGAGTATCTTATAATTCAATATCTTTCCCATATCTTATGCACAAATTTTACGTCCTAGTTCCGTATCATTAACAAACATTCTGGCAAAGCTATACAAATAGAATATAGTTGTCACGACCATGACCGTAAAGCAGGAATCCACCATATCTTTAGTTGTGTACCAACTCCACTCTACAATATGAGCCGCATTGATGCCTAAGTAGTACATAAATGGAATGCGATACCACTGGCACAAGAAGAAAAATCTACTTGCCAGTATCGTCACCATCGGCAGGACGTAAACCATGAAATAAATAAAGATATAGCAAGGCATATTTTCATTATATGGGATAAACATCTCACGTGGATGCTGAGAGAACTCCCAAATGCCGTATGCGTGGAAGAACATAATAATGATAGGCACATACTTGCAGAACCAGCGGAAGAACTTTAATATTCTCCTGCTATACCGATTACCATGCTTCTTAAGCATATCCATCAGTTCGGTAACGTCCACGTTTTTCAATAGCCGTTGGACTTCGGCTTCATCTTCTTTAGTCATAAGCTATTATATTTTAGTTGATTTAAAAGATTGATGCCGCAAAGATACGCATTTTTTAAAGTAAGAAGTCGGCTTTAGGTTAATTTTTGTGTTAAACTTTATAAAAAGTAACAATCTGAAAGTTTTGTTGCCAAATTCTTGCTACTATATTATCTTTTTTTTGTAACAGAAACATTGCACTTTCAGATTATTTTCGTAACTTTGCGGCATAAATCAAAACATTAAGATTATGAAAATGAAGATACCATTCAGAGACAGAAGTCAAATGAAGATGAAGGAGAAAATAGTCAATCCTTTGTCTGTTGAGGAGGCTTTAGAGATTAGCAAGGAAGGCTTTATTCCTATAACTGATAGTTGGGGAAATGATATAAACCATTCTAGCTTCAGCAGGCTTCCATTTGCTGTCAGAATGCCGAAAGGTTTAGTAACACAAGCAGAAGAGGAACGAAGGAAACGTAGATATGGCTATCTTAGTGATTTAATTCCATCTTTTCGTGGCTTTGATGCACCATATTTCCCCTGACGGGCGATAAAAGAAATAGGCGGTCACCATGTGGTAAACCGCCTTGTATGTTCTTATCCTTCGAGCAAATCAACTATCTGACCATATCCACCTACAGCCATGACAGGACAGAGGATCTTCTTGATAAGAATAATATCCTCGGCTTCGATGTCTACGTTCTCTGCATCCTTGCCTATCTTGCAGGCTACCCGATAAGCACGTAGCTTTTCTTCGCCCGATAGCTGCATATCTTGGCGGTCTATCACTTCGAAGAGTACCTTGCCTACAATATCACCAATAATCTGAGGCTTGTAGGTTTCCTCTCCATTCTCATTCTTAACTGGTGATACTATCACCTCACCCTTCCAATTTTTGAAGGGAACATTGAAATTCTTTTTCATATTTCTTACCTTTTAATAATTATATTGCTATTTCCCTATAAACCAATTTACGTTCCAATTACTACCATCATATATTAATTCTGTTGTCTGGTTTAATGCACCCGAAGTGAAGCTATTTTTACCAACTCCGTACCAAAACATATTATTAAGTGATGATTTAATAACAAAGTTGTCACCAGTTTGTAAAAACTTATAATATTGACCTCTCTGAGGTTTCGCTGGAAGTGTAATAGTTACGCCTTTTGTTACTATAACGAAACAATCCATATCCGTTAACTCCATACTTCTATTTATTGTCCTGGTCATCGGTCTAAATCCGGCATACATGCCATGTTCTGCATATATCGCAAAGTTTCCATATACTTTACTCTGAAAGACTCCGTTATACATGTTATCTTCGTACTGATACTTATCATTGCACCCTGTTACAGAAATACGTATACCTGACTTCAGAGTATCATCATCTGCGGAAAAGCTATCATCTATTAAAAGGTTACTCAATAATGCTGGTAATTGGTAAGTAGTTCGATACTCTCCAAGCCAAACCGTCCTTTTTCTTTCCGATTTCCATGTATGCGTATTTGGATTTAAAGTTCTGCTATATTCACGAAACAACATAAAGTTATTGTATAAGGCGAAACCAGGCTCTTCATCATCGTATCCAGATATATATCTGAGACTCGTTTTATCCAACAAGAAACAGCCAAGTGTAGCGCTTGTAGATACCATGTGCCCTTCATTGGTAACATAGAATGGAGATTTAGCTGCCGTATCAGCACCAACAAACAACGGAGCATTGGCATTATTCACTTTGCACGCGTCAATCTCGTAGTTGCCGAAATATCCCACCTTGGTAATTCCATCCTCAGACTTCGCCCAAAGGTGCTTAACCTCAATTTTATCAGCATCAATCAGGCTAGCATTAAGCTTGCCTCCAATGAACATGGCGGCAGTTTGCCCGTTATTATCAACACGGATTCTATCTCCATACAGCAGCACCTCATCGCTCTTTACCTCGATTCCTGCCTTTTTCAGACTCGCCTTATCAACAAGGTCACTCTTACGCTCGGTGTATTCAGTAACGACTGCACCCACTTCGATTTTCGGTTTTGTGATGGTCACACTCCAGCTCGTTACGTCAGTCTGCTTGGCATTTTTCGGGAACTGGAAGTAGAGTTCTTCAGGAAGTCTATCCTTGAATCGGAAATGCCCCCATACCCTCTGCTGCTTAGACAGCTCTTTGACTTCAACCAAAACAACATAACCAACTGTCTTTCCGTCACCATCCGCTTCAGTCATCATACCATTCTGCTGTTCTTTGTAGCAAGTGAACTTGGTGTTTGTTACAGGATAAACGACATACACGCCCATATATTTCGCATCGCCTCTTACCTCGAAACTGATAGTATAATCTGTGTAGAGCTTGAAGGCGCTGCCTTTTATCCGATAGAATGTATTGTAATCATCGCTACCGCTCGCTGTCAGTTCATAAGCATCACCCACAAGAGTCTTCTGACCCTTCGCAGCATAAACATTACCACCTACATCAAGCGTCCTTGAATTATCAATCAAGTTAGCACCGACATAATCATAGTCTTTATCTGATAATGTCCAACCGTTGTAAGTATCACCCTCTTCAACCATTGGTCTGCAAATACAAGCTTCAATCCGTCCACTATCCACATTGCAATACTCCCAAAAGTTGAATGCAATATAATCAGATTTTGCATCTTTTGTATCAATTACGGTAGTACATAACTGCCATTCGTTGACCTTTTTCGGTTTAAAATTCATAGGGGTAATGTTGGTGCCTCTGACTAAACGCTTTGCATTTGTCTGCTTATCTGTATAGATTGCTTCAAGACATAAATTAGCGTTGATGTCATTTGACTTATAATAGCAGGATATTATGTATTTTTTCCCCTTTTCAATCCTGATGCTTTTTCCACCTTGTGAACCATCCCAATATACACCAATGTAGTGTGAAGTACCATCCGTATCATCAATGACTTTGATGCAGTTAGTTCCGTTATATCCACTGGTCATTTCAATCCTTGCGGTATTAGATATGATGAAGTCATTGATTTTTCTTTTGAAATCACTGCCCGCAAGCAGATTGCGCCTTGCTATTGACTTTTCGCTTACAGACAGGGAGATTTCTCTTGCTGTTTGTTCGATTTCAGACTTTGCCTGAGTCAGTTCGTCTTTTGTTGCAGCACCATCAAGCCTGTTTGATACCTCTTTAAACTTCGACTTGTAGCTTTTGTTGTCGAATGCTACAATGCCAGTAAATTTTGCCACATTAATCGAAAAAGGAACCTGTGCAAAATAGGTAACCCCGTCATAAGCAGCCTGCGCAACCGCATATCCTGACGTCGCGGAAACCACATGATTCACGCCATCAACAACCACGTCATCCTTTGCGATGATATTGCCTGATACAGATACCGTGATATATCCGTCCTCCTGCGTTACATAACATTTGCAATTTACGCACATATCATCTCTCGACGAAACGCCAATGCATTGATTTGAGACATTCTGGTTTCCCTTCATTACCTTTACTTTCGCTGTCTTTGATGTACCAGGAGATACAATTCCGTTATCGTCCGTATCAAAGACAAGCGGAGCGTCTTCAACAATAATAGAAACGGCATCCTTGCCAGGCTTGCCTTGCGGGCCTGGCGCACCATCCCTTATCGCCGCTATCGTTATCTGACCCCTCGCCAATAATGTTGCCATACACTTTCATCTTTTTAATTAATAAAAAATAAGGGTGAGGTGCCCTTATTTTGACACCTCACAAGTAAATGTACCTCTGCCGCTCACGTCAGTAGCAGCCACCGTGACGTAAGGCTTGGTCGAAGCGTTTACCGCACTTGACGTACCGTTCCAGTTGGTAGCCACACCGCTCGCATTGTACTTCGTCCATTTGTAGATGTAGTTCGAGGCATGGGTGCTGTCTGCCTTCACCGCTGCACCATCCTCCACTACCTTGCCGTCCTTCCACACACGAGCGAAAAGCTCGGTCGACTGGGCACCGTTCACGATCTTGTCGCCCGTCAGCGAGTACACCTCCACTACATACGGGTCGCTCGCATCGAAGAACGTGATGATGGCACTTGCAATATCAGTACCGTCCTTCACCGTACAGCGGAACGTCTGAAAGTTAAGCACGTCATTGGCACGCACATTCAGAGTGCTCACGCCGCCCGAAGTGCTCACGTTGCCCGATGCCACAGCGCTCCAGGTTCCTGCACTGATATTCAGCACCTCCCAAGTCATAGAAGTCAGAGAAGTGTCCTGCACGTTGCCACGGAAGAACTTCGCCACGGCACGCAGCGTCTTGCTGTTGTTGGTCGAGTCGAACGTGTTGCCGTCGGGAGTTTCTATCTGCACCGTCTGTAGCGCACCGCCGCTCTTCGCCAGCGAAATGGTCTTGTAGCCGATACACGTAGTCGTAGCCTTTGTCTCCGGGTCTGTGTATTTGCACGACCACTCGATGTTCTTCACGCTGCCGTTCTTGGCGATGTTGCTTGTGAGGTTAAGCTGATACGGCTTACCGCTCGCTGGGGTAGCAGCCGCACCATCCACATTCCACGACCATCCCGTACAAGCCGAGGTCGGAGCCTGGTCTGAAGCATTGCCAGTCACGTAGACATGAGCTGCGATGACGTTAGGCGCACTTGCCGAATAGTTCGGAGTGTATACACCCGTGTCGGGAGTGTAAATCTGAGTCTCGCCCTTAGAGCACTGAGTGAAACACTGCACGGCCTTACCGTCATTGAGGTCAACGATAGTAATCTGACCATTAGCTAATACTTTTGCCATAATCGTTTGTTTGTTTAAATATTATTATATGTTACTATTAATAGTCTTTGAGTCTGATATGTACACACGACACCCGAATTGAGCCTGCCTGCTCACATCGTCACGTGTGATAAGACACGAGCGCCCCACGCCCTCATGTAGCCTATTCCACACAGCATCGTCTTCAGCGTCAGCCGACTGTCGCCACCACGACCATGAGCCGTTGCTCACGGTGTCGCTTATGTCCTCGCCATTGCGCAGCAGCGTTGCCTTGAGCGTCATTTCGCCCGAGCCGTTTATCATCACCGTGCCCGTATCGCTCGTTATCATTATCTGATAAGCCACGCCGTCCTCGCCCTTGTCTCCCTTCTCGCCTTTGCTTCCAGATAGAACTTTTTTCCATTGTGTCGAGCCGTCAGAAGGCTCACCTGTTACGTCCTCCTCTGAATTGGCAACACACACCCAAACGGCATTGTTGTGATTTACTTGGTCGTTCTTATGATAGGTATTTCCTTCTACCCAGTCACCTCTATAATTGATGATATTAATAGTACTGCCGTCATCCGAAATCAATTCAAAGTGTGAGGAATTGATTTTCGTTCCACCCTTCGGTGAAGTCTCGAATACCGACAGAGATACTTCTTTGTTCTCGCCATTTACGCTTTTTGTGATAGTATGCTTGTACTCAGAGATATTAGCATAGCAAACGATACGAGGAGCATAGTCGCCAGTTGTCTCAAGGATAATCACGTTCTGCCTGTCCGTCTTGTCGTACTCAAGATTGCCATTACGATGTCTGTTGCCGTCCAGCACGATTGTGTCGCCCTCAGCAGGGTCTCCCTTTATCTCAACAGGCGCATTCTTCTCTGTATATCCGTCTAAGCCTTCGGAATGCTTGCCAACGACAATCCAAGCAAACGCCTGACCATCGTACAATTCAACCTGTACTTCTCTCGTCTGCTCCTTACCAGCTTCGTCAAGATAAGTCTCCGTTTTAGTGCCGTATATCTTCTCATTTTGCGTAGATACGCCACCATCATGAATAGTACGCCAGTAACTCTTATTACTTGTATCACTATATGCTCCACCAGCCACAATCTCGCCAATAGTCTGACAGCGCACTTGGTCGCCCTCCTGCCAGTAGTTCATCGTGGCAGTAGTTCCGTTGTCAGCTAAGAGATAGCATTTCCAGCCAGCGCATTCTGCATCATCCGCAGTTGTTTCTACCCAAGATATCACACCGTCAGCAGATACCGATTCCTTGACAGGCACAACTTTGATAAGCTTGCTACCAGCTCCAGATAAATAGATGTTGCCTCCCGAATAAGACAGCTTGCGTACATCTAATTCGTGGAATATCGCCTTGCCCCAGATGGTTAGGTTGCTCAAGAATGCATGATACTTGCCGTTCTTCTCCTTCTCAACAGAAAAGCCTTGTTCAGCCGCGTTGTCGTAATCGAAAGACTTGATGGTATTAAACACCGCATCGCCCAACTCCGTAATCATAGCATTGTTGCCAAACTTCGCTCCCATCATCAAATCAGCAAGACCTTTGGCAATAAGACCTTTCGCAAATGTGATTAATCCCTTTGCGGTGTCGTCGAACTGCTTAGATATAAAATTATCACTTCCGTACTTCGCAATGAGTTTTCTTAGCTGGGAAACGGAATATCCACCTCCGTTACCGCTACTTCCTCCGCTCGCAATAATTGTCTGTACGTCTTCTTTGAGCTGCGTGATAGTGCCCTTAATTACTTGATTACCTATTGTAATCAACTGAATAAAGTCGTAATCAATATTGGTAGATAGCTTCAATACCCTTGTCGCAAGCTCATATCCGTGTCCGTCCTTATACGTCACACTCTGACCGATTTGTAGTTGAGGGTTATCTTCCAAGAATACATCAGAATATGATTTAACCTCATAGTTATTCAAATCAGAGAGTAATCGCACAATCTCCTCCTTTGCTTTCTCTAACAATCTATTTTGAGCATCCTCGTAATAGATAGTATCAGCCATTGCAATATTATAGAGTACCGTGATATTACACTTCAAAGAAGGTTTGCTTTCTCCACGAGGAATGAGCATTTCTGCTTCATTTGTAGGTATAATGACCTCATTATCCTCTTGATAGATAATTTCGTAATCACCAGCCAATACAGAGAAATTACTATCACTAACATCATCTGACGTATGCGAGGATGATGCCTCTTTATGATAGATAAGTTCAAAGCCTACATATTCGCCGTTAGAGCCACGACCAGCAAGTGGAGTAGAAAGCGCACCCGTATTAAAGTTTGGTTCAAATGAGCATCCGATATTCTTACCATTGATAAGCAAATCATCTGTAACCTCAAAGTCATACCAATAATGAGTAACGCCATCATCAACTGTTGTATTGATAATTGTCTTTCCTCCTACTTTTTCTGTAGTAGGATAAGCCAATTTCATATACCATATAGTAAAGGTCTTATATTCCTTAACCGAGCCATCAGCATTATAAGAAATAGGTATTTTCTTATTATTATCATCAAGCACATACTTAACTCGCCCACGTACATTATATACATAGGTATTGAGCGAAGGATAAACCTGAGAAAAATCAAGCACCTTCGTAAAAAGAGGTTCTTTCGTTTTATCCGCTCTAAGGTCAAGGGTAGAATACTTATCAATAGAGTAGGAGCGTTCCTTTCCGTCTATTAATATTGTACCATTGCCCTCATCTAGTTGCAGACGAATATCGCCAGATGAAACATTCTCACCCTTGCTATTTACTTGTGTAATATTTCTTGTACCGCCGAAGATAGAGAAAGCGTTATAGTAGCCTTCTTTGCTATTATTGATACTTGGTACACCTACATTCTTTCCAACCTCTAAAACAACAGGAGTTGCGCCGATTAAGACCTTACCGATGTAGATAATTTCATCATCATAGTCAATATGCCATTCGCAGTTATCTCCAATAGCATTTGTAATTGCTGTAAGTGCAGAAATAAAATCGTTATCGCTGAATGATACATTGACAGTATTTGCCGTTACATTTGAAAAGATAACTTTCCATCCGCATTCGCCAAACATCAAATCCTTATTAAGGAAATCTTTAATTTTCTCAGCGAGTGCTGATGTTGTTCCTACAAAAGACCATACATTTTGCTTTACCTCTACATTCTGTGAATTACGGGTATAGATAAAGAATGGGGTCTTCGATAGAATCATCTTCGGATGCTGGAATTGAGGAGTGTACTTCCAAGAGCATTCATCTGATTGAGTAGGCTCATACGATTCCAAGAGAAGGAACTTCCTAGTAACCTCTCTTACCTTATCAATCTTATATGTATAATTGATATACGCACCAATGGGCAGAATAACCTTCTCAGCAGCAGAGAAAGACAGAGAAATATAATCTGACTTAGACATTTCCTGTTCTCTCTTCGCCGCTGATGTTACTTCTGCTTGCATCAGCAATTTATCGTTAATATCATATATCTTAATCATAACTTAATTCTATCATTCGGGTTATACTCCGTTAATTTGAGTACAAATTTACCTCTTTTTAGACCATAATCACCAAACTGCGAGCATTGCGTGTAAACAAGTTTAAAAACCCTCTTTAGGCGAGGAACTTTTAAGCAAAACTCACCCGAATAAGCTATCTTATCAAGGAAAGCCTCATACTTCTGTAAGTAATCTTCTTCTGAACTACCTTCAAGGAAGAAAGAGATACTTACTTCACGCTTATCTTTCTTTGCATACTTCGATGTAGCGATAACCGATTGCCCATGTTCCAATCGACTATCGTTAGTTACATAGCTTTTTACTGGGGCAGGGGTCAGCAGAGCTTCTCGCCAACCCCTTACCAATGTAATACCGAAAGTATCAAGGTCAATGTAAGCAGTATCCGCTTCATCGACCAATTTAATAAAAGCATCATTCTTCATAACTTAATACTTATCCTTCATTAATTTATACATACTTGCGATGTCCTCACGTATCAATATAATAGGTGCAGTATTCTTATTGATTGCTTCCAACTGCTCCAACCCTTGATACTGAATATCTCGCATTTCTGAGATATTATTATATATCTGCGAAGCATAGATGCACAAAGAAGATACATCTATAGCGATAGCCTTACGAACCTCGTTTCCTTGCTCTTGTGCAATCTGTACCGCATAACCGATGCCGATAAGACTGCTTACTTGGTCTGCGGTGATAGCCTCAATACCCTTGCCCGTTGCTGTTTGTTCGGAAGATGATTGCCCAGTATATCCAGTTATCTTTGCGATTTCATCACGTCTTTTCAAACCCTCATCAACAATCTTCTGATACTGCGTTTGAAAATCCTCGACATCCTGAGAACTAAATTTTCCTTCTTTCTCATCAATTTTCTTTGCCCATTCTTCATAAAGATTCTTTAAATCCTTATTGATTAAGTCTTCCATAGAATAGGAGAGCAAAGCTTTTTGCATCATTTCAGCGAAATTATTAGTGAAATCCTGTGCTGATTTACTCATATCCATGAGATTGCTAATAAAGTTATCCTTCATACTATCAAAGGAAATCTGAGTAATAGACTCTCTCCATTTATCTGTTAGCTCATCAAGATTTCCAGCAAGGTCTGCATAGTCTTCAAGTTTATCAAGAACACTTTCACCATATGCAGAACGCCCCTTATGATGCTTACCTGTTCCTCTTATTTTATCAACTAAATCTTCATAGGAAAGCAGTTTTTTCATCTCCTCTGGTGTAAGAGAGGTTATATCACCATTAAAATCACTCTTCACATTCTGCCTAATTTTAGCCATCTGTTCATCGTTAAAGCCACTCCAATAACTACTCCATGAGTGGTGCGAACCATGATAACTCATCTGTTGCTTCGCAATCTCCATAACGTTATGATTGTAGGTTTTTTGCTGTTGCAAAGCATCTTTATAGGCATTTGTGGATTCTTTACCATAGGTGTTAGACATTGTATCTTTGAGCTTATCTATAGATTTTTGTAGACGTTCATTGGATTCTGTAAGCCGTCTTTGCGTTTCTGCAACTTCTTTTGCATTACCACTACCAATGCCGAAGACACTACCTAATGATTTAATAGCTCCTATACCATTAATAACTGCCCCAATATAATTACCAGTAGCAAAATCTGATGCAGCTTGTGAACCTTTATTGAATGCATCTGCTCCACTTTTAAGTTTCTGTCCAAGGTCTGAATCACCAAAACCAAGAACATCAATCAATTCGCTTGCTTCTTGTAGTTTTTTGGCGACATTACTCATACTTTCTGACCACTCATTTGCAATCTCCTTGATAGATAACCTAGCTTTATCTTGTGTTACATTTGCATCCTCTTGTGCCTTCTTTACATCCTTTGTAGCCTTGCCGACTTTTACCTCAGAAACAGCGAGTTCATCAAAGAGTTTCTTTAATTTTTCGAGCTGTTCGTTGCTGAGATTCATCTTATTCTCATTAAAGAGTGCGCTCTTGTTCTGAGAGGTTATCTTATTTGTGCTTACAGATACACCCGTTTCAGCAAAGACTTTTTGTATAGCAATCCTCGTAGAGGACTGTCGTTCCTGTGCATTATATTGCTCAACTGTAGCTTTTCTTAATCGCTCTTGTGCGTCAGCAGCCTCTTGCAAGAGACGATTATATTCACGCATCTTCTCGTTAGACCATCCCCACTTATCGGTCTGCTCTGAAATTGCATCATCAATCTTACCAATCTGTTCAGATACAACCTTCATATCATCAATATCAAGAGTACCCGAACCGAGAAGGTCTTTGAGCTTTTTTCTTAGGTCTTCGAGATAAGATTTGCTCAATCTTCCCATATCAGAGAAAACAGAATCCCAGTTGATAGAATCCTTGAAATCATTAAAGTTGAGCTTCTTTAGCTGCTCTTCAAGGTCAGTTTTCAACTTTGCTTCCTCGAAAAGATTACCTTTAGCCCTTGCTTCTTTGATTTTCTCGTTATACTCCTCAACGATGGCGAGCTTCTGCTGTTCGAGGTTACCATACTCCTTCAGGTATTCACGATATGATTTTAATTCATCAGCATAAATCTCATTATTGTATGATTCTATGGTCTTCTGTTCAATGATGGTGTACTGCTCGGTAATCTTCTGAATATTCTTTGAATCAAGATGTTTCTTATCATCCCAAGTCTCAGCCTTACCACCCTTTGCCTTGATAACAGATTGCTGTGCGTCAAATTCAGCTTTCTGTCGGTCACGCTCAGCCTTGATAGCTGCATTCTTTCGCTCTTCAATCTGCTCAATTTCTTTGGATAGCTCTCTTTTGCGCTCGGCAATGACCTTTTCTTCGCCTTCTTTCATCGCCTTAATCTTTGCATCGGTTACCTCCTGTTCCAAAGATTGCCAAGCTTTTGCTCTCTCATAAGCATTCTTATAGATAACATCATCAAGCTTCCCCTCTGCTGAATTAATCTGCTTTTGCTGAGTAGCATCCTTCTTTGTATCCGATTTTGCTTTATTCGCTAGAGAACGTTTTGCTGCTTCCTCTTGTCTGATGAGCATTCTCTGTTCACTATTCTGTTGGATTTGCGTTCTAAGAACCTGTATTCTAAGTTCGCGCTCTGCGGCAATATCCTCCAAAGATTGAGTATGCAATTTAGTTTGCTTCTCATGTAACTTAACGAGCTGTTGCTGCTGCTTTATCTGAAAATCGTATTTCTGCCTAACAAGAGCCTTTGCCTCCTCAATGGCTGCGATTTTCTCCTTTCCTTGCAAGGTATATATCTTATTTTTTACCTCGGCAATTTTTCCTTCAAGTTTATATTGGGTCTCTGCGTTTTTTTTGATAGCAATCTGTGTCTCCTGAATCTTGCCTGCAAGGGAAGCCGCTTGCTTTGCCTTTGTAAATATTCCATTAAAAGCAGGCATCAACTTTTTTGATAAATCATCATTCGCAAAAGCATCATAAGCGGTCTTAACTGCGCCTATTGCACCTGATACACTCGTTTTGAATGCACCAACAACTGTTTCGCCAGCACCTTTAATTCCATCCCAAGTTTTTTTGAGACCAGCAGTAAAGGTGTCCCAATCCATATTTAATACACCTTTAATGGTAGTTCCAAGACCACCAATAAGGTTCACCACTGCTTTAACTGCGGTTTTAAACGTCTTCACGAAGTTATTACCGAAGTCACGAAGAGGAGCGTTTGGCTTAGTGAAGCACTTGTACAAGTATTCTCCAAAGATAATCACAATATCTGTGATAGACTTAGCAAGAGAACCAAAGTAAGCCATCAGCTTTGTATAGACCTTCTGACCCTCTGCGGATTTAGTCATCCATGTATGCACCGCCTTGAAAGCAAGAGCGATTGCAGCAATTACCGCACCCACAGGTGTTGCACACATTCCCCATAGAGCCTTCGTTACAGACTTGATAGCGGTAAGAGACCCCGTTACGGGAATACCAAGAGCCTTGAAAGCTTCGTCGACCTTACCAATCTCACCTTGCAACTTACCATTGGCAGTCATTACATTGATGATACCGTTTTTAAAATCACTTAGACCAGACTTTGCTTGTGCGAACTCCTCACTAAAACGCTGACCGATGGAAGAACCGCTTACTTTTGCTTTCAGCTCATCAATAGGTTGAGTAATTTTATCTTTTATGCTCTGTCCGAAATCGGAAATCTTCTGCCATGAATCGGAAATCTGATTACGTAATCTACCGATAAAAGTTTCTTCGTTCTTCTCACGGATAGCCTCTTGCAAAACAGAAATATTATTCTTTGTCTTTTCTATCTCAGACTGTAGTTTCTGCAAGTCTTCTTTCTGCTTTTCTCCAAGTGGCTTTCCATCCATCTTAGAAGCTTCTGCTTCTAAATCTTGCAATTTCTGCTTACTCTCATCAAGCTTAGAAGTAAGTTCTGATAATGATGTGTCCTCAACGTTGATTTTAACAGTTGATGTTGCATCAGACTGAACGATGGTTGAACCGCCCTGAATCTTATTCGCAGCTTCGAGAAGAGCATTGTATTGCTGAAGGTCTGCATTAAGTCGCTGCTGTTCTGTTTGCCAATCATTGATTTTTGATTGAAGGGCATCAATATTTTCCTGTGCTTTCTCTATAAGCCTATTGTAGTAGTTAGCACCATTTCCTGTTTCGTTATCCGCAGCAGAAAGATTGTTCATAGCATTCTTATAGCTCTCAATCTTTGATTTCTGCACTTCTATTTTCTTCGTTGCTTCCTCGATATTTTTAGCAAAATCAGTTGCATCAAGCTTATTTTGAATATCTTCAATAGCCTTCTCATACAACTTCATATCTGCTTTCAGCTCCTTTGTGCTCTCGGATTGCATTCGTTCAATCTCAGCACGACCCGAAGCAACGGAAATATATTGCTGCAAAGCTTCTGTCAGATGTCTAGTTGCCTCTACGTTCTGATTTTCCGCTTCGGCATTCTGTGTTGCCGCCTCGGCATTTGCTACGTGAGCTGCTGCTTCTGCTGATGTGGCGGTTGCTGCCGTTGTAGCCGTAGCCCCTACAGCAATATTCGTTGCGGATTGAACACCATTTGCGCTTGTGCTTGCAACGGAGAAAGCACTTAATGCTTGGTACGCACCATTTACCTGAGAGATAGAGTTTCTTACACCATCATAAGATTCAACAAGCTCTTTTACATCACCTTTCGCCAATTCCAAAGAATGCTTTTGAGCATCAATTTGCTTGGTAAGCGAACCGAATGCCTCTGAGCCTTTTTCAGTCTTAGCTAACTGCTCGTTAAGTTTACCGATAGTACCTTCAATGGTTTCTACTCGTTTATTGGCGGTATCAATCATTTCAGGTACTAACTGAATCCCCTTCGTAGCTTCATCCATAGCAGATTTAAGAACCTGCATAGCCTTGGTGGTCTTTGTTGCAAGGTCTTCATCGGATTGCGCCACATCGTTAAGTGCCTTATTCATTCTCTGAGATAAGGCTTCTGTATCAACGCCGACACGATTCAATCCATCACAGAGCTTGTCAAGTGATGCTTGAATATCGGAAATATCCATCTGTCCGCTGATTCCAAGTATTTCATCTGCTGCTGCCATATTGTTTGCTTATTTATGTGATTATTACATCAAGCGCATAAAGAAATCATTAGCAGAGATTGGCTCATCTATCTTATGATACTCTTTTTGCGGCTTCTTTTGCTGTCTGCTGCCTTTTTTCGGTTCTTCCTTGGTATTTGTATTAAAGGACGGAATCGAGCGGTTAAGCAGAATAATATTAATGTATGAGCGATTAAATACGACCTCCTCGTAACTCATACGAAAGTACTTCATTACTTGTCCGATTGTTGCCCACGGGGAGTCGTTTTCGGCTCCGTCATTATCTTCGTCTGAGTCAGGAAAATTATAGAGGTTAAGAAAAAATTTGCATTAAACGAACCGCTGATAAACTTCACAAGCTCATTGAATGCCATAATACCAAGGTGCTTGCGTATATATCGACCCCATACCTTGCGTGCCCACTTCTTGCGAAAGGCACACACGATAAAAATCTCACTCATTAAACGAGCTGTCTCAGAGTGCTCAAACAAAAGAGGGATTATATTAACTTTATCACCTTCTTTCCATGTTGGTTCTTTGATAGAGTTACCGAATGCACCCATTTCATAAATCTGCATAAAGGTGAGTGGCTTCACTTTAAAGCGAAACTTACCAACTTTAATCTTTACAGATGCCTCGGAAAGTGTCTTTGCTACCTTTTCCTTATCTGATGTTTTCATATCACAAATATGTTTTATAACATAAAAAGCGGTGCGGCTTGGGAAAGTTCCCTTACCTCACCGCCTTTTGAAGTTTAATTTTAAATCATATAAAAGATAAAAGCTTTACTTACTTCGCAATAGCCGCAGCACTAATATCCTTTGTGAGGATATTGCGATGACCGCTCTTCTTGTCACCCTTTGCATCGAATACCGCCATCTGACGGAACTCAATGTTAAGATTAGGAAGTCCACTCTTACCGATAGAACCACTGCGAGTGATTGTAAGTTTCATCTTAGACCACTGGAAGGTACGAGAAGGAATATCATCCAAATCTTTTGTTACAATCTGTACAGCCTTGTAAATCTCGGTTTCTTGTGGAAGCTCATTCAACCAAGCATCCTTACCACCAGTACCAGAATCCTTTGTGTAACCAAGAAGCTTAGTGAAGTTTTCTTCTGAGAAATCGTATGTCTGCAAGGTAAAGCCCTTTGTTGCTGCTGATGTGGTCAGCACTGCGTAAGGGTCTTCTGAATCCTCAACCTCTACATCCGATGTCTGTGCTGCCTGGTCGTTAAAACTCAAGCTACCAGAAACGACAGCCTTAATTTTGTCACTCCATGTTGTAGGATAGCCGCCATTTTCGACACAATCGGCAAAACTGAAGCTTTCCAAGCCATATACACCATTCTTTGCCATAGTTTTATTCTTTTAAATTATTATACGTTACATTAAATTTCATATTGACGTAATAAGTGTTATCGTTATCACGAGTTGGGCGAGAGATAGAGTAGAAATCGAAGTAGCAACCACCAAGATAAGCACCATCACCAAACAGAGAAAGAATCTTTTCAGAATAATCAGAAAGCTTCTTTATATCAGGTAAATTAGATGAGGTCTTAGGGCAATGAATATTCAGATTCACTACACCCTCATTAATGGCATCACTATACACGAAAGGAAGATGATTGATGGCGATATAATCACCAATAGCCAACTTTTCGGGTATCTCATACTTAAAGATACGCCCTTCCTCTATGCCTATGCTCTCAACGTTATCATTGAGATACTTAAATAATGCCGTTACCGCTTTATCTCCGAGTATCATATCTAACTATCGCTTTTAATCATTTCAGCTACTTCTTCAAAAATCTTCTTCATTTCGTTACGAAGGAAATACTTAGTAAGATGTAAGACATTGTAACCTTTATCCTCTACATATTTTCCGTAGTTCATACCAGCCACAATGACGAGAGAGTACCCTTTGGGTGCTACTACACCTTCTTTCTGTGCATACTCACTGAGTGCAGCACTTACGCCTTCCTGTCCTCCTTCCGCTTCTTCTGCCTTTGGAATCTTACCAACTGCCGAGGTAATGAGTTGCCCATCAAGGTAGAGAGCGAATGAAATTGAGTTCTTCAAATTTGCAGTTCGGTCTTGATAACCTTTGTTTTCTTTAGAGTAGGTGACCGCTTCTTCGGCAAGTTGCATCAAACGCATATTGAGGTAACTGATAATCTGCTGCCTCTTTTCGTTCAACCTTTTCTGTAAGGCTTCACGACCTTTGATTTGTAATTCAACCTTTGCCATATTGCCGCCTATTAGAGCCAAATTCTAAGATAGCGTTTCTTTAAGGTTACGAAGCCTTTAACCTCCATTTCCTTATCAATCGAGCCATCTTTCTTGGTTATCCAAACCTTTTCGCCTTCCTTCGGTATGAGAGGGTATTTTGCTTTTGAGAGAGGAGCATAGATTTCGTGCGAATACACGTACTGCTGCCCGTCTGTTAGAGTGATAATCTTCGCCTGCGAATTAGGCAAAATAACGCACTTTCCAAAGGTTTGCCATTCTCCTTCGGGCTGTTCGATAGGATTTCCGTCCTCATCAAAGCCATCTTGTGGAGCACCTTTTACTTTAAGTATATCTTCAAAGTTCATACGCTATCTATTTGATTACCATACCTTCACACTCTGAACCCAATAATCATCAGAAGTACTATCAATAACAAGGTCAGCATCCAATCCAGCATCCTTCGCAATAGATTTAATCATTTTATCAATGAGATTCTTGTCGTTCTTGTAACTCTGAGAGATACCGCCAACATTCTCACTTGATAATGGATTCATCTTGTAGAGGATACGCATAGCCGCATAGGCTACGGGTTTCTTTACCGCTACAGAGTATTCATCAGCCACGGATGCCGTGATGCTAAACTTATCAGTAGCATCAATAAACATCTTCTCCAAAGTCTCATCAGAGGTAGAGAAAGGCTGAATCTCGCTTGCTATGGCTTCTGAAATTGTCATGCTAATCTTGTTATCTTATGAAGTTTCACTTATTAAATCAATATATACATAACTGAGGGTCAGTGCATTAAGCACCAACCTTCAAGATAAAGAAGTCTTCGATACCATCGAATACTGGTTGCATCCACATTTCGTTGGTAAGGTGATAACCCTTCTTATCTCTCCAATAACCGATAAGGTTGTTATCGTATGTAGAGTAAGAAACGCCATCAACTGGGTCGATAGCCTCCAAGCACTCTGCGCACTTAGGCACAGCCACCTTATCGGCACACATCGCAACAACTCGGTTATCTGGGATAAGGTTAAAGACTGTCTTGTCAGGCAGCTCAACAAACTTATCCTCATCAATCTGAATTGTTGGTAAGAGGATAGAGCGCAGATAGATATTCATCTGGTCAACGCTAATCATCGGTGCAGTAGGATTGATGGTAATCTGACCGAGGTTCAAGCGGAAGGTGTCCTTAATCTCCTTTGCTTTACACATTGCGAAGAATGTGTTCTCAGACATACGAAGACGCAGAATCTTACGACCCTTTTTGCGAGCCTCGTCCTTCAACTTCTTAATATCCTCAATAGGAGTTGCGTTCTCCATTCCCCAATTTGTGGTAGCAGAAAGCTGCTTAACACCCAAATTAAAGGTATAAGATACGTTAGCCTTAGAGTTATTGGTACGTGATACAGTCTGAGTACCCTTGAACAATCCCTCGAAGTACAACATATCAATACGCTTATGAGGAGAGATAACCGCCAACTCAAAAGGTTTGAATGAGTACTTGATAAGTTCATCGTACTTAGCATTGAGCTGTGACTGTGTATAACCGCCACGTCCCGACATATCATTAAACTTACCCTCCAAGAGGTGCATCTGTTCGAGGTAATCGTTATCAAGCTCCCACTCATCGGCGATACGACCGATAGAGCCAGTAAGCTGACCCCAATCAGGCATAGTATGCAATGGACGCTCTGCGTTCTTAGCGACAACAGAACCAACCATAGCAGCAGCATAGGTAGCCATATTTGCCTGATATACCTTTGCAGCACAATACTCAACAGGCTTCAACTCGTTCTTCCACTCAGCCTTGTAGGTGGAAGTCTTCATGTATTCGTCAATGTAGGTCTGAAAAGACTTTGGGTCTTGCAGATTCTTCAAAATACTATTCATAATCTATAATCTCCACTTTTAAATGTTACTGAATCTTAAACAAAGCGATACCATTTGCTCTGATACCTTCCTTAATCTCATCATTGATAGGATAAGGGAGTGAATCTTCCTCTACCTCCATTACCTGTAAGGTAGGAGTAGCTGCGATAGAAGACTCTTGGTCTCTTACATCGAGAGTATCATATGAGAAGCCAAGAAGTACGTCCTTGGTCTTATCGTAATCCGATACAATCGCATTTGCGGCAACTTCGTTAGCGAGTTCTGATACAGTTAATGTATCTACACCATCGGAAGAAGTAATTGCCGAAATGGTCGCACCAGCAATCTTATCATTAACCTGGAATAAAGAACCACTAGCAATCTTTAAGGTTGTAGCAGCCTTGGCTGCTTTTTCTGTGACCTTTGCAGTCTTTACAACCTGTGCCTTACCACCAGTTACAAGTCTGAGAACTGTACCCTTCGCTACAAACTTTAAAGTAGCTGGAAGGTTGGTGCGGTCGAGGTCATAACCACCTTGTCGGCGAAGGCACTGCTCTTCAAGCCAAAGTGCTTCCTTGATATCCTCTGGCTTGGTTCTATGCAAAAAATAGCCTCTGTTTGACATAATTTTCTTCTTTTAAAGAGTTTAACATAATTTATTGATAATGCCTTACTCCTTTGGAGCATTACGCTCCGAGAAGCCTTGCATTTTTGTAATGAAATCATTCTGCTCGTCTTCGGGAGAGGTTGCCTTGGGTGCTTCAACAAAATTGCCGTTTGCTACAAGTGACTGCTTCAATGCTGTCCAATCATCGGCACATTGCTGTGCGAGAGTTTCAAGATTCTCTTCCTTGTCGAGCTGATAACGTGAACGGAACTGCTGCGGAACGTCCTTCAATTTTTCGCTCTTACCGAAAAGGTCATCAAGACATGCTCTTTCTTCCTTTTCCTTGTATGGGGCAATGGCGGCGGCTACAGCTTCGCTAACTGCTTTCTGGGTACTTTTGGTAGCCTCGGCAATCATCTGCTGAACCTGCTCTTGCGTAAGCCCTGTTGGAGGTACTGGAGGGGTAGGAGGAACTGGTGGAGTAGGCTTATGGTTAGGGTCGTTAGGGTCAATCCATCCATCGAATTTCTTCGTTGTTTCACTGACCGCACGATTGAATGATGATTGCATCATACCAACATAAGGTTCAACTGCCGAGATAGCACTCGTTACATCCTCGTCCTTTGACTCATCTGTTAGACCACGACTTGCAACAATCAGGTCAACCAGCTTTGAAAGTTCATCCTTCTTCAAACCATACTTTGCAAATGATGTTTTGGCAGAAGCAAGCACTTTTTCTTTTATTGTCATAGTAATTCTGTTTTAAACGTTAATAAATAAATAATTTCCGATTGCAAAATTACTATTTCTATTAGTAAAATAATAATAAATAATAGAAGCTGTGTAAACAAATGCTATTTTTGGCGATTTTCTTGCGGTCTAAGCGGCTTTCTTTTAGTTTATGTATAGTTATTAAGAAACAAAAATAAAAGGCAAGATAGCCAATATTCTTGGTTACTTTGCCTTGCGTTGTATCAAATCTAACTTTGCCTTAACCTTCTTCGGATTCCTAGCATCGTGATTACTCAATCTTACCACATGATACCCGAGCCGCCATATACCCGAAGAGCGGTTAGCATCCTTGCGCTTTTGGTCTTTAGTAAAATGATAACCACCATCGAGCTCAATAATCGTTTTTATCTCGGGCAGATATATATCAGCGAAGTATAGCTTTCTGCCCGTGATTATCGGTTGCTGTGGTATCACCTTATATCCTAACAGAGTGCAGATTTTCGCCGCAGCCTTCTCCGCATCGGTTGTATGTGAAAGTAGGTCGCAGCGAATCTGATATATGAGTTTCTTGGATAGCATTATTTATAATACTTTTTGAAATTCTCTTCGTTTGCGAAGTATTTTCCTGTAGTAGATGTTACTTCTTGCTTGAATTTTTTAACGCCATTAGCTAGTTTATTAAACTTATCTTTTGGCATAGCACTCTTAATAATAGATACGAATGCTTCGTGCGCTTTATCTGTTACATTCGGCTTTAATATGGCATTAAAAATGCTTCTATCATCGCTGAAATTTATATTTCCAGAGATATTTTCTCCATGATTTATCGCACTCATAATTTTCGTTACATCGTACGTTGCATTTTTGAGGAGTTGATGCAAATCTTGTTTATCATATTCACTCAAATTGCTTATAGCACTATTTGGCGAGTTTGTCTTCAAGACTATATTTTCATTTGTCCCTCCCCCGATTGCGCTCTGCGCAAAGGTTCTGCTTGCGGCAGCATTTTCGCTGCTCACGGTTCTTGTACCGCCACTTGCCTTACTCATAATCTTTATATTTTTAAATGTTAAACTTATTTTTTCGATGCAAAGATACTATTTATATACCAGATATTGAGTACCTTTGAAACTTCCCGTCTAAACTATTTACCCATCTTCTCCGCTCTTTTTCTTTCCAATCTTTAAAGATGCTTGATATGTCGCTTCTTCTTTTGCTCTCGCTGCGCAGGTGTTAGCATAAAGTAAGCCTGCGTCTTAGTCATTACCTTAATGATAACGTCTTGCACCTTCGAGTATTTCATTTGCTCTTCTTTATCATATCTATCTCATCCTGTAGATAGAAGATTGCTTTGCTCAAATCCTGCACTCTCTGTTCTCGCTCTGAAAGGTTCATTTCCTTCTTTCCCTTGCGTAAAAGATACTTTACTGCCGAGCCGCAGTTAAAATCAAGGTGTCGGCAAATATCAATCGGCTCTATGCCGCAGAGTTCCTTTAGCCAAGCGTAATGGTTAGGGTGATTAACCATTTCTTCCTTTTCCTCTGTGACAATAGTACCATTTTTTGTAATCTCTTCAAACTGAATAGGGATATTCTTTCTATATGCAAAATTGTATTCGTCTGGTATAATATTGCATTCTACAATAGCTCTACCTACCTTGATAACTTTCAATCTGAGAGGGCAAATATTGGCTAGCGAATATCTTTCTTCTCCGATGTTATAAACGTAAACTTCTAGTCTATCATTTACATGGACTACCATACTAGGCTCTATTGGTAAGGTAAATACCAACCCTTCACGTATCTTCATTGATTCTATCATAATTCTTACTTTTTAAAAAGTTTATCAACTGCTAATTCCTGTAATTACGGATGCATACATCTTACAACCCTTGCTTCTGTATTATTTTTCTTCTGATACCTACAAAGATTGCATTCAATAGCACCGACTTTATTTAGAGCGTGCGTATATCGACCACATTCACCGAAAGGGCAATCTGTTGCATATTCAATACCGCCGTGAATAAACTCACGTACCTCATACTTAATTGCCGTATTCGGCTTCTTTTCTTTCTTTTGGTATAACATATTATCTTATCTCAATTTTGATTTTATAAATCGACTTCTGCTTCAAGTTTTCCGTGCCATCAAGCAAAAGATGAGCAATGATGTTATCTACGGATTCGCTAATAGCTCTCTTCGTATATTCGTGATAACTGCCGTCTTCTTTTTCTTGATAGACATTTACACTGCCAGAGCTATCATCTGTGACAATAACCCCATTATCGGCGAACTCTAGCTTAAAATTAAGTTTTTCCATATAATTATTTTTTTTGTTCCATAAAATGTTTCTGTTGTATTAACATCATTCTTGTAATCAGATTCTGCATCTTTTCGATAATAAACTTCGGGGTCTCCGAAGTTCTGATAAAGAAAGGATGCTTCCCTCTCTTATGCTTATTGAAGAATAAAGCATCATCTTCACCCTCTATCTTTACAGCAATCATGTACTGACCGATGAAGAGGTGGGCACTTCCCTCTTTTCTCTTTCGAGGTGTGGTGTATTTGATGCCGTTCTCGTCTAAGAAAGACATTAGCTTCTTTAATTTCGTTTCATTTTTCATCTTGCATATCTCCTATAGTTTAGTTATCGCTTAACATTTTCTCAACCTCATTATCGTATTTGTTTCTTCTACACCAAGTAGTGAGGTCAAAGATTACTTCCGCATCCTTTCTAAAGCTCTTGTATAAGCTCAGATAGTTTTTCTTTGTTTGTGCGTTAGCCTTTCTCGCCTCATGGAAAAAGGCAAAGTAATTTTTAAAGTACTCTGAATGTATTGTGATAACATCGGCATCTTCGCATTTTTGCATCATAAACAGCGTTGCTTCTACCATAACGACTGCCTTTGAAGCGCAATAGATGTGATTCTTTTCTTTTGCTACAACTTCTCCGTTCCTTATGATGATAACTGAAAATTTTCCTGTTGCGAACTTATCTTCATAATCACAACTTACGTAGCACTCATATCCAACAAGTTCTTTTGCTGGTGTGAGGTAAGTATCGAGCCAATTTTTCTTTTTCTCCATTTTGTATCTCCTGTGTTATTATATAATCGGGTGGGGGCGTATGTGCGCCCGTTAGTTAATTATTTCTTGGGGCTGTCGCCCCTATAAGGGAATAAATTAAATTAAAGCCCTCATCCCTTATTTTATTATTTTTGATTTTACATAAACTACATTTTTGCCTCCTTTCTTCTCATACCATGACGAGATATTGATATAGCATCGTCCATCTGCATACGATAAATATTCGATTCAATGGAAAATGCGCTTCTATTTTTTGCGCTTATCACTATTATAGAACCTTCAAAATCCGTAATAGCCATATTATTTGTACATACCTTTGCATCGCACCTTACTTCCTTGATTCTTGTGCGCTTATTGATGATACCCTTGTTTATAAGCTGATTTGTAACTTTGAACGCTTGGTACATCGTACCATAGATAACATCCTTGATTCTGTCATAAGATAAACCTTTGTTATCGCTAAACTTCTTCCTCAACATACGACTTTCACGTTTGAGAGCCTTGCGAATAGTCTTTGCATTTCTCCCATTCGTCCCCTTATTGTGCGTATTGATTACGTCCTCTTGCATTCTAACTTGGTTCTCCATGACAATCCTTCTCAAAAGGTTTTTGAGAGCAGGGAATGTCATCTTCGTCAAATCATCCTTGCGAAGCTTATAACTATATCCATTATTTGAATGTATGCTACGTGCAATGAATCTCTTCTTTCCATTTTTCTCTTCAAAACGGAAATACCCTATCTTGCAACCATATTCAAGTAGTCTCTTTAATTTATTATTGTCAATATGCAAAAGCTTGGCGCAATGATTGTATGACACAAGATTAAGGTCTGATGAGCGGAATAAGAGCTTTATTTTAAGAAGTAAACAGAAGGCATCCAAGCGATTCTTATCGCTCAGAGCAAACTTAGCTTCCTGTATTCCTATTCTTATTCTTTTCATCATTATATATATTAATGTAAAAACCAAACAGATGAAAGGTGCTATCTATCATTCTGCTTGGTTTGTATATCGAACCCTTTCACTTGTGTTGATTGGGCATATATGATTCTTTTCTTTGCTTGGAAAATAGCACTTTCCTTTTTATGCCGCAAAATTATAAAGAAAATCTGAGATATTCGCTTAAAATCTATTAAAAAACTAATAGTTAGTATTAATAAACTAAAAATAGCTATTAGAAAATTTGGTAGTCTAAGATAAAGTTATTAATTTTGCGGTATCAAAGTTAATAAAATAGCTTTTGATACATATAATTAATGTGGAAATTATTAATAAATTAAAAATAGGAGATACGAAAAATGAAAAAAGAAAAAGACATGATGAATCCATGTAATTGGAGAACCGAAGATGTAAAAGATGCGGTACAAGCAGCAATGCTCGCCGCTAGTGGAATTATCTTAGCGTATGCTGTTATCTGGCTCGCTTACTAAAAAAGGAGGTAATATGGAGATAGTAACAACATTAGTTAAGTTCCGTTGTCGCAAGGATGAAATGATGGAGCAATCAAAGAATGCTCAGATTTTTCTCTTTGAAGGCAAAGAAGGTAAGACTAAGGTATTCGTGCCTAAGTCTAAACTAATTATCAAGGATGATGCTTTAGATAGCAACTATAATCTTTGCATCATACCTAAATGGGTATTCTTTAGCACAAAGAACCTTTCGCAGAATGTTGAGTTGGTAGGAGAAACGCAACACATGGAGGTTCTCAATGATATTGAAGATTAATAGTATATATAGTAATAATTATTTTGTTTAATGTATTAAAAAATAGGAGATACAACAATGAACACAATGGCAATGAATTTGATGGCACAGCCAAGAGTAAATGAAGTAGCGGTTGCAAAGCAGCCAGAGTTAAAGAGCGCAGACGAACGTCAGTTTTTGGATTTTGACGTAAGTAAGTGTCAGATACTTACCTTGGAGCAGCTTGAAAGAACTGAACGTGAGAACGATGCTTACGGCAAACCTCTCAAAGGTATCTATCATCACGAACTGATACATCGTGTAATGGATATGTGTAAGAGCTATGGTTATGAGCCAGAGATTTATGATTTATTTGCTTCAAACAACAAGGATAAGAAAAATCCTGGTGTAAGCATCTTGCCACAGAAAGAAGCTCAATTCGGCGATAGAGCGGTAGAGGCTCATATTTTACGAAGAGTTTACTGTAATATCCGTCTCAGAGATTTCGATAAAGGGGAAGGCAAGAATGAGGTCACAACCAATATGGCGGTATCATTCCATCAAAGAGGAATACAGCTCGGAATTGGACGTAATTGTGTTATCTGTCATAATACATGTATGCTTTCACCAGAGCAGTATGCGGCTACCTATTCAGATACAAATAGCAACCGAAAGTCATATACACTTGAAGAGTTGCTCTTAAAGGCTGATGAGTGGCTACAGAACCTTCGAGGTATTGTTGCTTCCGATGATGAAAAAATCGAAGCAATGAAGGCAAGAGAGATTAGTGCGCAGGAAATGTTTACTATAATAGGTATGCTTACTGCTCTACGTGTTTCATCTGAGACTAAATATAAAGAAATACGTAACTTGCAAACTATACCTCTGAATCAAGCTCAGATAGGTCGTCTTACCGAGAAGATGATGCTTACCTATCACGAGCAAAATAAGGTGACAGTGTGGGATTTTTACAATGCCGCTACGGATATGTATAAACCGCACTTATTAGACCAGCCAATGATTCTTTCACAGAATATGGCAATGGTTAGTTTCATTAATCAGAATTTAATATAAGAGTAGGGCGAAAGCCCTCTCTTTAAAGAAAGGATTAAAAATATGGAAGAGATTTGGAAAGATATACCTGAATGGGAAGGATTTTATCAGGCATCGACTTTTGGAAGAGTTCGTTCTGTAGATAGGGTTCTTATGAAACAAAATAGTCATGGCTTTCTTTCGCCAAAAAAATACAAAGGGAAAATAATTTCCCCAAATACAAATAATCGTGGTTATCTGTATCTTTGCTTATGTAAAGACAATAATCATCATTGGTTTGCCAAGGTTCACCGACTGATTGCAATGACATTTTTACCAAACCCAAATCATCTTTCAGATGTGAATCATAAAGACGGAGATAAACTGAATAATAAAGTCGATAATTTGGAATGGTGCTCTCATTCTGAAAATCAAAAGCATGCGTTGCGTACGGGTCTTAATATAAAGCCTTATGCGGCTGGAAGATATAAAAAAGCTATACTACAAATTGACCCGATTACAAAAAATGTTATTGCTGAGTTCGATAGTATTACGGCTGCTACTTTATATTTCGGTAAAACCAATATAACAAATATTGGTAACGTGTTGAATGGTAGGCACAAAATTGCCTATGGATTCGAATGGAAATACAAATAGCAATGAGTAGCTTCATTCAGAATAAGTTGATTTAAAATATAACTACATAAGATTGAATATTGAAGTCATAAGAAAGTCGATAATAAGAGCCATAAAGCCGCCGTGAGGTGTCGGCTCTTTCTCTTAGAAGAATTATTTTATTCAGATAAATCTTGCCGTGAGGTAAGTTTTAAGACGTTATTTTTGAAAATTTCATCTTTTTGCCCTACGGCGGTAAGGCATTTATATCCCGAGAAAAACCAATCGCACGGGGTGCGTGAGCTGTAGAATAGTGGTTCCGACTTCTTTTAGTTAGAATAGATGTATGTATTATTTTCCATGCTTTTAAAGTATATGCGAAGATACTCCGTAATAAGCAGCTCTTAATAAGCGGAGGTTGGCGAGGGTTCGATTCCCTCTCTTGGGGCTATGTTTTTTTAATATATATAATATGACAGATTTTAACGGAAAATTAAATTTGCTGAAGCTCAAAAGAGCTGACGTAATGCAAATCCAAGGTCGAACCGAGGTGCTTCGGTGTGTGGTTATTCCTATCGAAGATAATAGTATCTTCGTTACAACAGATGATAATAATCAACCAAAGGCTGCTTATCTCGAACTTACTGCTTGGGAATTAAAGAACCCTAAGTATGACGAGACTCACATGATTAAACAGTCGTTGCCTAAAGAGGTTCGTGAGAAAATGACAGATGAGGAGAAAAAGGCGATGCCTATCCTTGGTGGTTTAAAGCCTGTAATTTTTAAAAGTCAGAATGCGGCTTCTTCTTGTGCTGCACCTTTTGCTCAAACACAGGATTTGAATGACTTACCTTTCTGAGCACAGACTCTCTTAAATAATGGTTTTAGATTAGTTTTAGATTATTAGAAATATGAGAAGTAGAACGAGTAATTGGTTTGAGGTAGGAATCCGCTACCAAAAGACCCAAGAAGATGGTTCAGAGAAATCTGTGACCGAAAAGTATGCGATTGATGCCTTATCCTTTACGGAAGGTGAGAGTGCAATCACAGAGGAAATGGCTGCTTATATTAGCGGTGAGTTTAAGGTTAAGTCAATGCAAGAGGCTTCGTACAGAGAGGTGTTCTTTTCTGATAAGGATGATGATGATTGCTGGTATAAAGCAAAGTTACAATTCATCTCCTATGACGATAAAACCAATAAGGAGAGACGTAGCAACGTGACTTACCTCGTGCAAGCTAAGTCAATGCACAGAGCAATCAATAACATTGATGAGGTAATGGGGAAGACCATGATAGACTATGAAATCATCGGTCTCAGCAAAACCAACGTGTACGATGTATTCGAACATAAGACAAAGGAGGAGAAGGGACAGAAGTCTAACGAAGAAAAGAAGGAGGAGTAAATTATGGCAAGACCTAAGAAAAATGGTGTAGAACAGCATTTAAATTTGGATGGCAATAATATGCCTATGGAGAATGAGAACGCTCAGCAGAGCCAAGAAAATACGGCTCAGCAGCAAAGTGAGGAGCAAGTTAAGGAGTTTGAGGAAGAGGATGAGCTCCCTTTTGAAGTAGAGGATGGAGTTCCTTCCCCTATTGATAATGATAGTAATTCATTTGTTATCTATGCTCCAAATGATATTGAAACTCATAAGGGGCGAATGGAGGTGGTATCGGGCATTACTCTTAAAGAGGGTTATCGTGGATTGATTGTTCCAATTACATTTAACGCTCTTCATGGTTTGCCTACGGAGTCAGATTATCGCCTACAGCACTCCGATGTGATTTCTACGCATGTAGGGGAGAAGGAGATGGTAAGACTTGTACTCTCCATCAATGATGAAACAATGATACAAGAGCAGACGAACTTCGGTTCACGCTCTCGCTACCTTATCATTCCGAAGGGCTCTCCGCTTGCCGTTCTTTTGATTTTTAAGCTGTGAAATATTTAATTGCGGATGGAGGTCTATTCTATAGTATCTCCTTCCGCTCTATCAAGTAAACTATGACAGAAGTTGAACGTAAAATGCGCAGAAGTAAATACGGCAAGACCTACTATCAAAAGCATCGTGAAGCTTGCATCGAAAGAGCCAAAGCTTGGTACAATGCTCATAAAGAGTATCGTAGGCTGTATATGCTTGCGTATAATGGTAAATAGTATTTTTATATGGATGAGTTGGATAAAATTAAAGAGTTAAATACTCAATATAAGCTTTTACGTAATAACGGGATGGTGGTAAAAGTAGACCTCGTAACCAATGTGGGAACTTATGTAGTTAAGAACCCTAACATTATTAGCAAGGTGCTTGACTTACTTATCCGTGAATCGCAGAAGCAGATAGAAAGTGAGGTGAATACATGATAGGATTGAATGATAGACCAACAAGAGCAAAAAGGGTTGTTGTGGTTCTGTTAAAAGACAAAAAGCCTGAACCTTTCCTTACTTGCCCAGAGATTTATTTAAAGTACGATAAAGAGAAGATTGGCATCTGTCTTAATGCTCTATGGAATGCTCTTGCTAAAGATGGTTGCTACGAGAATAAGAAATGCAAAATCTCTTATCAGAGTATCGAACAATTAAAAACATTGGCATGGGAGTAGGTAATAAAGGGTGTTGTGTACTAAAATATCCTCATTCTATAGATGATGGATTATTAGCTCTGTACGCACAGGGGCTTACCATACCCGAAATTAGTAAAAAGGTAGGTATACCTTATGAAACAGTACGGCGGCGACTAAAAGGAAATGGAGTTAAACCTGCATCACCACGATTTATCGCTAAGTATGGTGAAATCCGTTATTTAGGGCGTTTCCGCTACTGGAGCGAGGAGGAGGAACAGAGATTTATTAGATTATTTCCCTTTCGTACAAATAAAGAAATTGCTAAAATCTTCTGTTGTAATATCAGAACAGTTAAGAATAAGGCTATGTCTCTTGGGTTAAGAAAAGATGCCGTATGGTTGCATGAGTATAGATTATCTTCCATGAAGATTGCTGCCATTATATCCAAATCAAGCTCTAAGAAGTTTAGGTTTAAGGAAGGGAATAAATTCGGACATAAGTTTAAGAAAGGGTTTAAGTACGATAAAGAATTTTGGGAGAAATATAGAAGAGGTGAGGTTTCTTTGCCTTGATTTTATTTTTTCTTAGTATATATGATAAAGTTAAAAAACATTTGTAATATGGAAGAAACTAAGTATAATAATGATGTACCTTACGAAAGAGTAGTGCTTAGAGTGTTAGAAAACTACTCGAAGATGCAAATCAAGCTAACTCGTTACCAGAAGAAGGTCAAAGAGCAAGGTGAGTTGCTTAATAAATTAAACAACAAACACAATGATTACGAGAAGGTCGTAGCTGAGCGTGATGAGCTTCTCCAAAAGAATAAAGAACTTTCTCGCCAATTGAAGATTTACGAAGGTGTGCGTAAATACTTCAATGGTCAAGTCTCAAAATTAGAAACTGATAAATAATATATCAATATGAAGAAGATTTTATCTTGGTGCGGTTCTCATACTGAGCTGCTATGTGCATTCTTTTTGTTAGGATGCTGTATCAGTAGTGCGGTCAAAGATGGTTGGTCTGTGGCGATATTATTCTTGCCGTTTATCGCTATGTGGATATTTACCTATCACTTACAGAAAGAGATTTCCCGTCTTATTAAGAAGAATGAAGAGCTGAAAGAAACTAATAAGCAGCTCGAAGAGGCTTATGAGGATAAGACTTTAAAACTGAATAGATTTATGGATTTTAAGTCACTCTTTTATTATAGATACCTCTTAGCGCAGAATGATGTTAATTTATGCAAGAAGAAGATTAGCTGCGGTGACTATCTTTCAAATAGGAAGTATTATGAAAATATGATAGAGTTCTATCTTAAAAAGATTTTGGACAAGGTTGTGTAATAATGAAGTACGATGAGTTTTTAAAGAAGGAGCGCCAGAAGAAAGGCAGAAGCAAACCACGGCACATTGAATCGCAGATTCAGATTCAGATGGTGAAGTGGTTTCGCTTGCAATACCCTCGCTATATCATTGCCGCCATCCCTAACGGAGGACAACGAAGTGCGCTTGAAGCGAAGATTATGAAAGGCGAGGGCGTTTTGGCTGGCTTCTCCGACCTTATTATTATAGCAAGAGAAAATGTCCTATTTATTGAAGTTAAAACTAAGGACGGGTATCAATCTGATTTGCAAGCCAAATTTCAGTCTGACGTTGAGCGATTAGGCTTTCAGTACAGCATTTGCCGCTCATTGGATGAGTTTATCTTAACCATCGAAAAATGGTTAAAAGATAAGTTTTCTGTGTAAAAATATCCGATTTTCTTAGTTTTGTATTAATATCTATTAAAATACTAATAAAAACACCAAAAAGATTTGTTAGTTTCAAAAGAAATTATTAATTTTGCGGTGTAAATAATTAATAAATAGGTTTAACAATTAAAAGATACAACAATGGAAACAAAGAAAATTGCTCGATTCAGATTTACAGCACTTGCCCATACTTTCGATAGTTGGGATGAGGTTATAAGTTATTACGAAAGACTTGTAGAGTGTGGTGAATGTATGGTACTTCCTACTCTTTCATTTTGGGATGGTAAGGTAAGAACCAATAAGTGGCACGCACATGTTAAAAAGAATGGTAAAATTGAGTTTACAGAAATTGAAAAATAGGAGATACGACAATGATTACAATTATCAATAAATACACTGGCGAGGTTATCACCAAGTACTCAGGTGCTTTGGTTGGTGAATCTACAGAGGATTCTTTTATTGCCAACGCAAAGGGTTCGGGTACGTTCAGAGGACGTTGGAATGCTATCGTAGAGGTATTCATTCCATTGAAAGGCTTGAATGCCACACAATGCCTTCTTAAAAGCCTATACGCAGTGAAGGAATGTATAAAGAAGAAATAATTAACGTTTAAATATAGGAGATACAATTATGGAAATCAAGGTAAATATACCACAAAACGATTATGTTCAACCAACCGAAGTTAGAGAGGAAGTCGTACAGGCAATCTGTAATGCCTTCTTATCTAATAGTTGTTGGGATATTTTTCATCCTTTCTCAGGTGCAAATAATGGTAGCCGACCTGCTACAAGACGTATTAGTTTGAGCAATCCACGTTTTAGTGGACACGCCAATGATAAGGATATGGTTAAAATACATGGATGTGAAATGAAAGCTGCCTTTAAGGTATTGATGAAGGCTGGTTATCACATGTATAAGGTATATGACTACGGCTCTTGGATGGGTTACGCTTGCGATAAGAAACCTTTCCGTGAGGGTGCATCTGAGGTTCTTACGTTTAACGATTTTATTGATTAAGCTTATGTTTATAGAATTTAAGAATTTAAATGTAGCATTCGGAAAAGAGTTCCCTTTAGCTATCGTGTACCTCAATAAGTGCGATGGTGAACGTTTTTTAAGGGAGCAAGGAATAGCGAAATCTGGCTCTTTTAGCAGCTTTATTTCGCTTATTGCAATCGTTGATAACGTACCACAAAAAGCGAGCTGTAAGATTATCTTTACTAATTATCGCATTCTCAATAAAGAAGAGGAGAAAGATGTGTTAGATACTCTTAAACGAAGTAATCTTACTATCAATGATAAAGGGTTTATTTCCTTCCTTGATTATAAAAAGGTTTGCTTTGAGGTTGATGGAAATATCCTTACCTATGATGACTTCTGTAAGTATGAATTATCAAAGGGACAGGTATTCAAAATGGTCTTTGATAATGGTTATTCTTATTATGGCTCAGAACCTTTTAAGGGTGATGCAAAGAAGTATGCTGATACCGCAATAAGGATTGCTGAGAAGATTGGTTATCTTTGGTTTAGTTGGAGAATGGGTTTCACACTTAACAATCTTCTTAACGTAAGAGTTGTTTACGGAAAAAATGAAAGTTATTCAGAAATATCTAATACATAATGATTATGGAAGAGATTGAAGAAAAGAAGTTTATCATAGAAGCAAAGGGCGAAGTGCCCTTTGCACAACGCACGGGTGATGGCTACGAGCTATTCAATAACGAACGAACAATGAAGTTCTGTGCGAGAAGGCAACAGATACTGGATAATGAAACGGGTGAACAGAAATCTTGTTTTGCTGTTTTCTGCTTCGTTAAAGAGGATGATGGATGGGTACAAGGTGATAACTATCATCAGACGGAAACCATCACCTCTTTTGTTAAGGATTTGAATATCTCTCCTTATTTTACCAATGCTGTAAAGGAATATCGTGAGCAGATGGAAATCACAGAAATATGGGAGGTAAAAAAATGGGAATAGGAGCGATTTTAATCATCATAGGCGCATCCGTCATCGCATTGAGCAGCGTTGTTGCTGTTGGCGCAATGAATGGAAAATTAGAAGGTGTGGTAACCATACAAGAAAAAATCTTGATTACTATATTCTTATTAATCTTACTCATAACGGGTTGGGTGCTATTGTATAACGGAATATCAATAATTAATCTGTAATAGAATGGAAAAGAGATTAAGCTTAGAAGATAAAGCTAAAATAGCTAACGGCAATGAACGTCATTGTAGGCAATGCAATCATCGTGTTTGCCCAGATGGTTTGCTTGAAGTATGTTCGGAGGCTTTTATTCGAGGGTACAAGAAAGGCTATAAACAAAGTCAGAAAGAACAGAAAGAACGTATTGATAAGATACTCCACCCTGTTACTGAGCCTTGTGGTAGTAATGCTATCTTTGTCTTTTTTAGAGACGTAAGAAGTGGTGAATTACAACCTTATATTGAGGATATGAGAATGCCTGATGCAAAACGTTACCAAGATATAGGTTCAATAAAGTTTTCGCCAGAAAAAGACGAGCCGCAAAAATTACAGATTGCATGGTGTTATCCGAAGGATTTGGTTGAGCTTCTTGGATATAACAAGAAGTATGCCGATTTTGAGCGTATAGCTCTTTCTGAAGGCGCATTCTCTTATCCTCGTGAGGAGTATGAGGAAAATCTTCAAAAGTACTCTACCGTGCGCTATGAACACAAAAAATATTATCATTATCGTAAATTAAAAAAATAGCTTTGTTATGGATAAAAAAGATATTAGTCTAAAAGTTATACTTGAAATCGGTGGCAACCTTTGTGGTATGACCATAAAGGATAAGGATGATAAAGTTGTGCTATTCGAGCATTTGTCATTTAATGAGCAAATTAAGATTCTCAATAGCCTTAGTCAGAATTATAACTGCCTTGTGCGGTTCTTAAAAGAAAAGGAGGGATAAGGTATGAATTTGGTTCTATTTGTATTGATTATCATATCTGTTGGGGTTACTTTCGGATGTCTTGTACAAGGTAATAATAATAAGGAGAAGTAAAGTATGGAAGCAACTATTTTATTAGGCAATCATAATGATTGTAAGATTGATACGGGAAGATATGTAGAAACGGACGTTATGGGTTGGAAAGCCATTGTCTATGTACCGAGTGGCATTGATAATGAGCAAGTTCAGAAAGCCCTTGATTACGCTTATTCTACTCTCTGTCAGAGTTGCTATATGGAGTTTATCTTGGCAGACAACTTCCTTCTTATTTCTAAGGAGGTCTTTGATAAGAAGAAGGTGTTTAAGTTCAATCTTAAAAAGCACTTTACTGAATGCCAAACATCTATTCGTGATACGATGAAGTTGTATGAGCGAAATATGGATGAAGACTACTATAATGAGTATTCTACTTTTCTGTGGGATTTGATTAAGGATAAGGTTGAGAAGTTACGAAAGATGATTGAAGATAAGCTTCGCAATCTGAAATGCAATTATAACCCTTATCTCTGCTCGTATGTCATTATGATTCAGAACCTCGTACAGCAGATTAATGATACCCATATACACGTTATGGAGATTACCGAAAGGGAGTATGGAGTTGATATTGCTCCAAGCTACGAAAATTATCGGGCTAAAATGGCATTCACGCAAGCGGATAATTGTCTGTACGACATCATGCACGATGAAGCAGAGAAATTCCGTGACAATATCGTTAAAGATAAGAAGGTTGTCGCCGTATGGTCTGATATAACAAGAACTCTCTATGACCCTATCAATGCAAAGAAGGCTCGTTTCTCGGCTTTCTATAGCATGCCTGAGGAAACGCAAGCTCTCTATAATTTGAGAGAGGAGGATGGATTCTGCGAGCCTAAAGACGGCACTAAGAAATTCAAGAAAGGAGCGTAGGGTATGGAGTTAGATAATATTTACTTCGGAGATTGCATTAACCTTATGCGTGATATTCCTGATAAAAGCATAGATTTATGTGTTACGGATGCCCCATATCTCCACAATAAATCGCCACTTAGTCCTACGTATGATGGGAGTGAATGGAATCAGAAAAGTTCCTTTGGAAAATCGGAGCTTTATAAATATGGTGGTGATATGATGGGAGGGATGAGTTGTTTCGGCGAAGAAGAAATAGATAAGTTCCTTGATGCATTAAAGCCGAAAATGAAGATAATGAATGCTTATATGTTCTGTTCGGAAGAACAGGTACCGTATTATTGTAACTGGGCAAATAAGAATAGCCTGATGTTTACAATACTCGTCTGGGAGAAGCCGTTATCTATCATTAACAAAAATCGTTTTTCGCAGAACCTGGAGTACATAGTAAGAGTGTATGATTACGGTACTGCTCTTAATCGGTTAAATAATAACTTGTATTATAATCGGGTAAAGAAAGAAAAACCGATTAACGGGAAAAGTAAGAATCATCCAACAGAAAAACCTGTCTCAATTATGCAAGAGTTCGTTGAACTGAGCAGTAATGAGGGTGATGTGGTCTTGGATGCGTTCTGTGGCTCTGGTACGCTTGCGATAGCGTGCATTAATACTAACAGACATTTCATTTGCTTTGAGAAGAATAAAAAATTCTTTGATATTGCTAAGAAACGGGTTAAAGAACGGAAGCAACAACAAACAATTTGGTAATTAGTTTTAGGTATGGATAAGAAGGATATGCGTAAGCTGATGCACTATGCACGTATTCGTGCTAAGTACAGAAGGTTGAAATTATCGCAAATCACAGTTGAAGAGTGTATTAAGGATATGCGCTTTTGGGAAAAAGAGATTTTTGCGTATGCGTTATCAAGATACCTTGAAGGATAGAATGATTCTCATTTTATCTTAATATATATGTTGTATCTCTTGGGGGCGGCGGTCTCGGCTGCTGCTCCCTTCTAAAAGTTTACACAGCATATATTAGTTCTATTGTAGGTAATAGGAGAATTGATTATCTTTGCACAAAATAATAATTTAAAATTCAAAGAATATGAGTAAGTCAAGCGGTGGTACTCGCACCATAAGCAGCAATAACGCTGCGCAGAGTAGAACGCAGAGCGTTGCCAATGCAACGACAAACGAGAATAGCTCTAATGTAGCAAAAGAAGTCGATGTAAAAGCTTACAACGCCAACATTGAAAAGTTGAAGACGCAAGCCCTTAAAGGCGGTATTCCAAAAGTTGGTGAAAGCCGAACAATACAAATCGGTGACAAAGAATGGGTAGTTAGCGTTCATCAGGGTGGTAAAAATCAGTATGTAGCTGATTTGAAAGGTAGTACTGACAATAAGAGTATGATGCACGTAGTGTATTATACAGGAAGCAAAACTCCTTACGGAGCACCTAAAAGACAAGATGCTGTAAAAGAGTTTCGCTCTACAATAGATTATATGTTCAATAACCTAAAGAAGAAGTAAATCGTTGATTCTTAGCAAGAAAGCTATTAAACGCTATTAATTCCGATTTATTTCTATTAAAACCAAAAATAATTGGAGAAAAAGTTGGTAGTTCGCAGATTTCTTTTTAATTTTGCGGCGTTCAATAAATAATTGTGGCGAGGTTGGAAGCTCTGCCGCATCAAGGTAGGGCATTTTTTATGCTCGCTTCTTAATGATTACGATATACGTGTATCGCTCCCCTTGGGTGTATTGTAATGGTGCATCCGTGCTTTCCACAATTAGGCATTGAACAAAGGGGTAAAGCGGTACACTCTTTTTGTTGTATCAACCCCACAAGTTATTAATGTTCAAAAATAATTGTAAAATGAACGAAATTAAAATTATCAACAAGTCAACCTTCTTAGATAAGGAGATTGATGTTTGGGGGTCAGTTGAACAGCCTTTATTTCGGGCAAAAGATGTTACCGATTGGCTTGATTTGAAAAATACGCCTGCGACAATCAAGTGTATTGATGAAGATGAACGACATAAGTTCAACTTAGGTCGAAACGGCGGTGAAACTTGGTTTTTAACAGAGGATGGTTTGTATGAGGTACTTATGCAATCACGCAAGCCTATCGCCAAGCAGTTTAAGAAGGGAGTAAAGGCTATCCTTCACGAAATCCGCACCAAGGGCGGCTACATTGCTTCTTCGGTCAATGATACTCCTGAAGCTATCATGGCACGAGCCTTGAAGATTGCGGATGAGACATTGAAGCGGAACGAGCAAAGAGTTCGTGAGCTTGAAGCTCAGACCGAGCAGCAGGCGCAGACCATCGGCATTCAGCAGAAAGAATTGACTGTTGCCGCACCAAAGGTAAAGTACTACGATGATACACTTGCATCAACGGACTTCCTTACCACCACACAAGTTGCTGATGACCTCAGTATCAGCGCAAGAGCATTAAATCAACAACTTTCCAATGCAGGTATTCAATACTTTCAATCAGGTTCTTGGCATTTGAAGGGCAAGTACCGTGAATGGCAGCTCGCAAGCACCCGAACCTATAATTATATCAAGGGTGATGGTTCTACGGGCACAAAAGTAAACCTTGTATGGAATCAACGTGGCAAGCGTTTTATTCTTGCTCTCTATAACAACGACTTTAATGTGAAGGATGCCATCGCTGAAATCAACGGCGAGAAGAGAGCTGCGCTTGAATCTAAAAACAATCAGTCTAACTTTTAATTGAATAGGAGAAATCAAAAATGGATAATCAGAATATGATGATAGAGGTAACAGTTGATAATGATGCTACTCAGCGGTGTGTCGGTCTGCTCAAAGAGCTTATGGCGGTACAGGAAAAAGCTATGAAGTTCTTGGTTTCTGAGGGTATTGATGATAGCTGTGAGGGTACGATGATTGCCGAAGGCATCGGTAACGCCGTGAAAGCCTTTGGTGGCGTACTGCCAGAGGGTATCTACAGCGAAGTAATCGGGGTAGGGGTTTAACGTTATGCGTGAGTAGGAGATACGCAATACAACAAGGTGTAAATAATTATAGGAGATACAGCTACTATAAGAAAGGCAGAGCACTATTTGCGCTCTGCCTTTTCTTTTTCTCTTTGCTTTCGTTCAGCCCTTGCGAGCCGAATTTCTTCATTAATCTCGTCCATCGTCATATTGACGTTATTCTTCCTAGCTTCTTCTATGAGAGCATTAAAGGTCTCCATAGCTTTCTTCTTTTCTTCTTCTGTCATAGTTTATATATTTTGGCTAACACAAATGTCCATATTTTCGGGATAGCTCTATTAACTCATTGGTATAAAACTCCATTTCTTCTACTACAGATTTATCGTTTAGCCAGTCTTTCTTTCTTAACTTACATAGCTCCTCATTTATCAAGCTTCGTGTGCGCATATACCACTCACGCAAAGCTTTTTGCTTTTCCACGTTTTGATAAAGCTCTTCGATTTCTTCGTCTGTAAAGAGGCGTTCTTCTTTTGTATCTGTAGCTTTATCTATATGCTTCTGAGCTCTCAGTTTCCTTTTATATACATCATCGAAGAAAAGACCAAATCTAGGATTTTCTTCGATTTCCGATAATTGTATAACCTGATGGTATTTCCTATCCTTATATAAGTTGATAGAAAGGCGACTCTCACAATACCCTGTATGATGTCCTTTGATGATTGCTAACTTGGCTTCTTTATTGCAGTTTTCTATATCGCCCTTTTTAAAGTAACTAACCATTAGATTACAATGCACAAAATAATCGTTAGGATATTCTGCTTCAATCCACTTACCCTCTTCTATAGCCTTATCATACTCCTTGTGAAAATTAAGGTCGCCCAACAAGCATCCTTTAGGGATGAAAGATTCAGCGGCAACCTTTTTATCGCTAAGACTGTCGCTTACTGATGATATTTTTATCGTACTTATGTCGTCTTTGCGATTTAGGTACGATTTTAGTTTATTGATAAAATTTATCATCTCTTCAAAACTCTTATAGAGTTTACAATAGGATTGCGTTCTATAATTATTCTTTGCCCGTCTGCCGATAATAAGCCATCAAATGTTATATTCTTGCCATCCTTTGTATAGGTAAAGCTGATAGCATTATTTGAAATTTCATAATTAGCAGGAATAGTATATTCGCTAACATCTTCATTATATACTTCTTTATTAGAGTAAGTATATTTTGTTTGATATGCTACACATCCCTTACCATCAAGCGGAATAAAGAGAGTACCGTCAGCTCTGTAAATACCATAACTATATACAGTAATCTCTTCATATCTATTATAGCCGAATCTTACAATATATGAGCCTTCGCTAAATTTATAAAGGTTTTCCGTTTTGGTCTGATTAGCCTTTGCTTTGGTTTTCGTAACCTTTACCTTAAAAGTACATTTGTTTGCATCAAAAGAAGCTGTTATTGTAGAGTCGCATTCATGTTTATTTTGCTTGCATAAATCCCAGAACCAATAACCTTCTTCTGTTTTGGTCTCCTCTGTATATTGGAAACCGACAACCTCATTCATCTTTGCTTCTATCTTGGTATTTGGTTCTGTTTTATCAACGGCAACCAATGAAGAGCTATGGAACGAAGTTTCGTCTGATACCCAGCTTGTATTCTCTAATTTTTTCTTTTCGTTCTCTTTATTATCATCGCTTGAACATGAAAGATTTGTACAAGCTACGATGAGTACAAAGAGTGTCATAAATAATGCTTTTTCTTTTTTCATAATCTTATATCTCCTATATTAATATTTATAAATTGCACGATACCTACTTAAAACACGCTCTGCGGCATTATCTTTCCTTTGCTTGGTATATACTAAGGCAAGGCGAAGATAACCCGTTCTGCGCAAGCAACCGAGGTACATCAGCCGCTCGTAGCAATATGTGGCTCTGCTTAGTATCCCATCATGGAGATAGCGTTGAGCCATTGCCGCCAACTCCTTTGGTGATGCGTCATAAATCTGTGTCATAACTCGTCTGATTTGGTTACGTATGCAAAGGTAGCGAAAAAATGAATACTATATATTTATATTGCATTTTTTATATTAATATAACCTTAATTTACATATCAATATATTAAAAGCTATTAAAATACTAATAAAAATATCGAAAAGATTTGGTGGTTTCAAAAGAAATTATTAATTTTGCGGTGTAAATAATTAATAAATAGGTTTAATATTTAAATTATAGGAGATATAACAATGATACCAAATATGCTAAGGGAAGAGGAAATTAATCATCTGATGGCTTTGAAGGGCTGTAAAAGAGGTGATACGTACTTCAATATGTTCTTTAGCTCAGACGATATTGAGCAGATGGTTCGAAACATTAAAGCTGATTTTCCTATCGAAAGTGGTTGCTCATTTATGAAGAAGGCAGAAGAGCTTGAAAAGAAGTTGCATGAGGAGCAGAAAGCTCATGACCAAGATATGCTTAACTTCGTTGCGGAATTGCTTGTAACAGGAGCACAGGGCGGTAATCCGCTTAAAGTTGCGATGAAGAAAATCGGAACAGATAATACCATAAAAATTAAGCACATAAATAAGATTCCGCTCAGCAAGGAGGAGATTGATTACTTGGTTTCAAAACTTGATTAAATTATAGGAGATACAACAATGAAAGTTACAATGATTAACGGAAAGGTAGTAGAGGCTAACGTTTTTGATTACGTTGCTCAGATTTACGAAGGTGGTAAATGGCAGGCAGTTGCCGTTAGCTCTGATTACAATGAAGCTGAAAAGAAACGTAAAGAGTATGCTGTAAAGGGCTGCTATACAAGAACAGAACAGCTTTACTAATTAATGATATATAGGAGATACGATAATGAATAAGTACGCAGAATTAAAGAAGAAGCATCAGAAAGAGCTTAATAAATTGCCAATAAAAGCTGCTTTTGGTAAAGAGCAGTTTAAGAAAATGATGGAAGAGTGGGGGCTTACCACCAACGCCGAAGATATTAGTAAGATTGATATGCTCGTTGGTGGTTGCTATTGCTTAAAGAAAGATACCCATCTTTTCGAGGAGTACTTTCAGAGAACACAGAAAGAGCTTAAAGAGTTCTTAAAGGATGATGATTATCTTAAATCAGCATTCAAATATGAGTTCGCTAACCATGAATGCGGATATACATATACACCGCAAGATGCGCTTCCTCCGCTTAATCTTACCTATGAAGAGGTTGAGAAGAATGAGCGTTTAAATAGGGTCTTTAACGAGGCTTGGTGTGAATATTTAGATAAATGTGAATAAGATATGTATAAAGAAGGCGATGTTTTAGTACTTTATAATAATTGGCGTGCTGAGTATTGCATATTCATTCTACACAGAATATACAATGATGATTGGATAGAAGCTCATGCAAAGTATTCTCTCCCATTCAAAAAGCTTGGAGTAGGAGCAAATAATGCTTCTACAAACGTAAAATACTCTACGGGGTGTTTGAGAAAAGCGTATGAGGATGAAAGAGAATTTTTGTTAGAAAAAATGAAGGAAAAAGGTTATTCATACGATTTTAAGAAGAATAAACTGCTACATTCATTCAATTATGAAAAAGGAAGAAATTAAGATAAATGAGCATTGTAAGCACTATTTCTTAGGCTTCTGCCACTTCTATTTAGGTGGCTGCTGCTCTGGTATTAAATGCGGATATAAATAATTAAGATTATGACAAAGTTTATTGAGGTAAAGTATAAAGGGCATTGTACCCTTGTTAATATAGATAATATCGCTTACGTTGAACCTTCACGAAATGGCGATATAGCAACATCTATAAAGCTTAATTGCAAGACCACACCAACGGGCGGTCAAGTTATTCCCTGCGAGGATGATTACCACACATTCTTGGAGAGATTGAAAAACCTTGTTATCGTTGATAAAGCTGAGTAAGATATGAGAGCATTTGACGTACTTTTAGCCTTACATCGCTTGGATATGCGACAGGGCAAGGATTATCTTGAAGCTCCTAAAAAGAATGATTTGGAGCTGAATGTAATAGAAGGTAAGCTGAAACGGAATCATTGGTATTGGTGCGATTTCCATAAGCAGCCAATGCTCGGCGAGCCTTCGGTTATCCTCACTCTTGGCGGTGGGGATATTCAATACCTTTATGAAGTAGAAAAGTAAATTAATATAAGTTATGTATCAGATAAATGTTGTAACATATAGCACAAGAGTGGACGTAAAGAACGCTCGCCGCAAGGTAGCGAATCGACAAAAGAGAATACTCGGAGGATGGTTTGAAAGCGTAAAATTAGCAAGAAAAGCCTTGAAAGAATTCTTTGAGAAGGAAGGCTATCAGATAGGTAACGAGGTCGAGGAAAAGGGCAGCGAGACCTATGTTAAGACGTTATTCTTCGGTAACATTATGCTCGAAATGGAGTATAAGATAATCAAGTATAATTAATCTATGGCTCGTTTCGCTCTCAGAAATCAGGAGAAGATAAAGCAAGCATTCGGGGAAGAAAGGTTGAATGAGCTTCTGAAAGCATTGAAGCTGTATTCAGCCAAGTACCCGAAGTTATCGTTGAACACAATCATCGAAGAGGGTAAGCCTTATCCTTCTTTTGTAGTTGATAAGGTTGCCGTACTATACGTAACTCGCCTGATGTATGATGTTTATCACGTTGCTTTAAAGGAGTTCTTATAAACAAAAAGCACCGCCCTCGGAGATACGAATGAGGACGATGCTAGATGTAAATAATTATTATGTTTAACGTTGTGAGTACATAGGAGATACGCACTCGATACAACAATTAATGCAAAAGTAATAAAAAATATTTGGTTATCTGAATATTTCTTCGTAAATTTGCGAATAATTAACATTAAAATAGGAGATACAGCTATGATAGGAGCAATTATAGGTGATATTGTAGGCTCTAAATATGAGTTTAATAACACATTTGATTATAACTTTAAACTATTTGACAAAGGTTGTAATTTTACAGATGATACTATCTGTACAATAGCTATTGCTGATGCAATATTACAAGCAAAAGATGGAATACCAGATGCGTCAGATTTCAGAGAATCGCTTCTTAAATGGTGTAGGCGTTATTCAAATCCGATGGGAGGATATGGCAGTGGTTTCTCTAATTGGCTTACAAGTAAGCACCCAGAGCCTTATGATAGTTTTGGAAATGGAGCAGCTATGAGAGTTAGTCCTGTGAGTTGGGCGTTCGAAAATAATGTTGATGCTGTTCGTCAGGCAATGATGAGTGCAAAGGTATCACATAGTCACGTTGAAGGAATGATTGGTGCTGCTGCGGTAGCAGATTGTATCTGTGATTTAAGAGTATTTAAAAGAAAAAGTTTTATTAAGACAGCAGCGATATTATATTATGGATCTGATTGGGATAAGAATCTTATTCCAAGAGGGAAATGGGCAGAAACTTGCCAAGAATGCGTTCCACTCGCCTTTAAAATAGTCCTTAATAGTGATAGTTTCGAGGACGCAATCAGAAATGCTGTATCCTACGGCGGTGATAGCGATACGATGGGAGCAATCGTTGGTTCAATCGCTCAGCCACTCTTTGGTATTCCACAAGAAATGAAGGAAAAAGCATTGAACTATCTCCCTTTGGATATGAAGAATGTAGTAACTAAATTTATTGATAGATATGGTGAATAAGGAAGATTTAATCAAGCACTGCCGATACTATAGAGGTGGTGAGAACCCAAATACCAACGAAAATATGGCTTGGTTTTGGGATATGGAAAGAGTGTATGTTAATAGCGAAGGAAAGTTTAAAGGTGAGGAAGAATATTATAAGAAAATCAATGGTAAGGAATATAAGGGGATTCCACATACATTGCTTATTATAATGTTCACTTCCTGGGCTAAAGCAGCCTACAATATTAAGGAAGAGATAGATAGGTTCTATAAGCTGATAGACGAATACCTCTTTATCCCAAACGACCATTTCCCAGAGGATAAAATTCCAAACGAACTATAACAAAAAAGGTGCGCCGTAATGGTACACCTTTTTTGTTTAATATCCGATATTGCTATCCTTTACATAAGATAAATCTCTTATTTCTTGCCCTATAACCTCGCAATCTATGTAGGTCTTTCCACCTTCTTCATAAACCTTTGTTATTCGCATTCGTGTTCCTCTCTGAAAGAGTGTTTCGTGCTCAGAACTATATGTAGAAAAACGGCTTACTCCATCCCAACTTCTTTTATCACCACAACCGAAAGCAGAGAAAGGTTCTACGTAAGCAGCCTTTGTTCCTTTTGGTGCATATATGTTCATAATAACACTTCGAGTGTTGAAGCCTTTTCCTTTTCGGCTACCAGTTGACATAAAACCACCTTCTTGCATTTCCATTCCAACAAGGTCTTGAAGGTTATTTGGCATAGAACCGCCAGCAAACTTAATTCGTGATTCAATAACTTTCATTCCATCATCACCTCTTGTAAACCACATATCGGTAGGAAGTTCGTTCTTTTCTATATAGCTTGTTATATTATTAACCTTCTCTATGAACCTTTCCTTCGTTTGGTAATTATCATATTTTCTTCCTTGTAATGGTTCATTTACATCGCAATAATGATGAGTGTATTCGTATGTAAAATCTTTTTCTTTTTCTGTTGCTGCTATCCATTGTTTGGATGCAGTATCTATGAGGGCTTTATCAGCTTTTGCACCATTACCCTTATCCCATACTGCGGCATCTTTCCTTGATTGAGAGAATTGGTCTGTATCAAATACAACATTCTTCGCATTTCGTTTTGCTTTCGCATTAATAAGCGTTTCTTTCTTCTGCTTAGCTTCATAAAGCAACTGCTCAGCAAGGGTCTTATCTTTTGCGAGCATAGCGTGTTCAAGGTCATAGATAAGCTTATGATATATCTTGCTCTGTGTCTTATAACCTTTTACGTCAGCATAAGCTTTATTGATATTTACCCAATCAATCGCCGTTTTTACCTCATCAAGCTTTTTGAGATATGCCGCTTGCGATACCTTCCATGTAGCATACTTCTGCTGAACCCCGTGCATATTGCCGCCAAGGAAATCAATAGCTTCAAATTGTAGTTTCTTCGCTTGCTGTTCAAGCGTCAAGCTTTGCCATTGAGCCAACTTCGCTTCTACGGCATCATATACTCCGTGCAATTCCTTTGACGTAAACTGCTTATGCCACTTATTAACATCAGGGATGAGAGCAGAAAGTGATAATTCATCCTTTTTAATGGCAGAAATGGCGTTTGCGAGCGTTTTTGCTTCTTTCCTTGCCAATGTATAGTTAGCAGACTTTAATGCGCTTAGAACGGAAGAAACATCGGTTTCTCCGTAATTAGCAGCCACCTTCATAACATTCATTGCAACCTTGCGGTCTGTCCATGCAAGTTTAGTCTGATAACCTCGTTTGAATCTATCAAACAAAGAAGCTATCTCAGAAGCACTCTTTTTGTCCTTGATTGCGTAGCGGATAGCATAGTAGCGTTCAAAGAGGTCTTGGCTCTTTATATCCGTAACAGATTTACTACCGAGCAGATTATGAACCAAGCCATTGTAATAGTCACGTCTATGCTTATCCCATCGGCTCTGTATCTTATCTATCTGCTCTTTAGTTCTAAGGGCGTGGCGTTCCTTTGCCTTCGCAAGTATAAGCTCCCTAGAAGAAACCGCCTTTAACCCCAATTTCTTGCGGTCTGACGGGCTTAAAAGATGTGCCCAATACTTTGTATTATCTTGTAAATGCCAAGCTAATTTACCCCTCATTCCTGCCTTTACGATAGCTTCGGAGTTATCCTTGATGTACTGATTGTACTTTTCGGGCATGGTGAGCACGGCAAAAGGGGATACATAGTTGCTCATATCCTCGCCAGCCATCAAGCGTTTATAAAACTCCTTCTTCTCCTCGCCTTGTATGGTGATAGGGTCTGAGGTGCAGATACATTGAGGATGCCAAGAAATCCATACGTAATCTTTTGGATAGCGACCTTCGAGGTCATTGCATATATCATCAATATTGTGCTGTGGTGATACGTGTATATACTGACCGATAACGAATGGTTCGTTCTGCCATCGTTCATTTCTTGCCTTGTGATATGCGGAATTTATCTCCGTCCTTGCTACTCTGAGAGCGTTCTTTCTCGCTGAGCGGTAAACACCCATGCCTACCTTCTCCAATGGCTCTTCAATGAAGCGCACCTTGCCGTCAATGATTCTACGTCTGCGCCAAGTCACCACATCTTTCTTCTTTCCGTTCTTCTGAACCTTGATAGTATGATAACGGCGATACATCATATCTGGGTCGTTGAGATACTTTCGTATGCTCTTTCCTATTTCTTCTGCTGATGAGCCTTTTTTGATTCCGTCCGCAATGGTATCACTCATAGCCATTTCAAATTCACTCTTTGTCTGTTGGCAGTAGTTCCAAATAATCTGAGCGAGATTCAATCCGTTCTTTGTTTTCAAGCGATTTGAAATAAACGTGGCTGCGGCGGTATCTCGTGCGACCCTTATAGCTTTATCAGTAAGCACGGAATAACCGCCTATAACCATTTCATCGTGGTTATACGCCAACGCAACGCCATCGGTGATACCGCTCTTATAACAAAGAAGGCTATTCTGATAGTAATCATTAAAGATGTCGTTCAAACGAGCCTTTAACTGCGGAAAGTTATCAAAGTTGAAAAGCACATCATCTTCGAGCACATCTTCTCCATAGCCAAGAGAGGTGAGCTTCTTGACATAATCGCTGTATAATCTGCCCAACCGCTTGTTATAAACGGCGAACAGATTATTCAGTTGTTCTTTCTGCTGTTTTGATGTGAGCTTCTTTGACATAGTTATTCTTCTTCCTCTTCTTCATTGGAAACTGACTGACTTCCACTTGCGGCACTACCAAGTCCCGAAAGGGCTGCTTGCTGCGCCAACGCTTCTTCCTGTTCACTCTTCATTTCTTCCTCAACCTTATCAGGGTCATCATTGAGAGGGTTAAGCTCGATAGCACGGCGATTAGAGGTAGATTTCGCACCACCATTGGATGAAGTGATAAGTTGCAACATTTCAACATCATTCTTTGGCAGATATGGCTTGAAGACCGGTTCAAAGTCAATCTGCTCAGCAACACTCTGGTCGATACCTTTTACGTAAACTCCCGTATTACAGATGCCGTTAGCTACGATATTCGAGCGGCGAGTAAACATTTCACCGAACATTTCTGTCTTTAAATCCGCTTTCATATAAGGAGCGGTGAACATCAAACGGATAGCCGCACCCGAGGTGTTGCTGCCCAAAGTCTTCATATTCTCAAAGCTGATGTCGGCTGTTGAGGTAAATGAATAGATGATATTGAAGAGATAAGCAATTTCACCCTTCACACTCTCAGGTGATTTATCCCAAGAAAGGACGTTCATACTTGCATCACTGCCACCTTGGAAAACTGCGCCTTGCTCGCCCTTCTCAGCGAAGCCCTCCAAACGACCTTTGATAAAGTACTTAGGCGTGCC